GGTGTGATGTTGCGATAGATGTAACGAAGGAGTGGCTTCGCACTGCTGGCGCCTACTATGACGAGCTAATAATGCGCAAATCAGGAGACCATCGGCAAGACATCGAATTCAAAGAGGAGGAGTTGCGCGAGATTGGTCTTGATAACATCCTGTGCTGCTTTGATGACCTTGAGCGCGTAGCAAAGCACATCCGCTCGCTTGGTGTGACATGCCACCTAGTCACTCACTATGACGAGCCTGCACTGTCTGAAAAATAATTTGACACCGCCACGGATGGCTGTAATAGTTAGCGAAGGAAAACAACTGGAGATTAATATGAAGCACCCGATGCAGCCGCTTTACTTTGATGATTATGGAACCATCAGGTTCAAAAAGAATGAAATTGTTGAGTTCCTTCTTGATAATGGCGAGTTCGACATGAATAAGCTGGCGCACATCGAATTTAGCGATGAAGACAGAGAGCAGTTCGCTCAGTTGATTGGTTACAGCGTTGGCGGATTTGGCGAGTTAAGTTACGTATCTGATGATGCATACTATGCCGCAATGAATGCAGTGGATGGGATGGAGCGCGCAAATGGCTAAATACATTTTTAGGTGCATTGACAGCGACATTGTGGCGTGTCCTGTTGGGCATTACTGCGTCGGTCACGCCGACTTCTGTACGGATGAATACACCGCAGACATCAACAAAGCAACCATCTATGACGACACAGTGAATGAGGATGTTATTGAGATTGAGAACATCATGGAGTGTTGCGCTGGCATGTTTCAGAAAATACAGGTTGGCGACTGAATGAGCGCCATCACCGACCTTCTGCCATTCCGCACGCAACAAGGCGCTGAAGAATACCTGTCGGGACTTGGTTTTGTGTATGTAGAGTGCATGAATCAATGGATTGACGGAAACATTCATTGGGCAACAGTGCAGCAACTGCCATCTGGCAAGTGGCTTGTGAAAGTTGGCGTAACTACAGCACCATGTTAAACTGTGACCATCATCACGCTTAACGAGGTGCAACATGGAAAATCAACGACAAAATGATGTCGCCGTAGCAATGTGGATGGCGATGCTGTTTAGGTAAATCACCAATAAGGATAAGCAAGCGAATGAAAACAGAAACCGTAAAATCATTAATCAAGCAAGCTCTTGGATTGTTGTCTGTTTTGGCAAAAACTGGAGCTATAACCTACGCACTAAACGTGCTTGTAGCGGCTGAATTTGGATTGAATCAGTTTAGCTTTCTTTATGTGTTCATTTTCCTGTTCGCCACAGACATGGTCACAGGCAGAGAGCATGATTATCTGTATACCGATGACGATGAAAAGCGGAGTGAATACTTCGGCACCATCATATCTAGCGGACTGTTGTCGCTAGCGATTTACTTTTATTGAGCAACACAAGGCCGCATCAAGCGGCCTTTTTCTTCTGCGTTGCCTCCCATCTTTCTTTTTGTGCCTCCATCTTGGTGAATATCTTTTTACTAAACGCCTCACCGCTAGCGTCAACGATAACAGGGGTCTGGGCGCAATGGCATCGGATCGCGTTCCCGTCCTTGCTGTAAAATTCAGCAACTTCCTCTCTCGTATATAATTTTCCGTGACGTTCAGCGTGAGAAAATCTAGTCGTTGCGAGCAGCGCGCTAACCCACATCAGTTTGGTGACCAACCCAAGCGCTTGAGATGTGCGCATAGATTCATCCATGACGGCAGACCGATACGCTACCCCTAATTCAGTTCGCGCAATTGTTGCTGCTCGGCTGGCGGCTTTCTTCTGTGTGCCTTCTGTGTCGACCAGGTAGCCTTTGAGTTTCCTAGCCGCCTCTCTCGGTGACTCCCCATTGGCTATCGTGTCGCCAAGTATGCGCCTTGTTGTTGCCGTCAGCTCATCCGTGAAGCCTTCCATGTCGTTAAACGTGCGGCTAGTAACAATGCCAATCCGGTTACGGTATTCTGGCGTCATCAGCACATAGGCGATGTCACTATAGGCGCGTGAGTAGATTTCAGACTGCACGCCAAGGCTTGCCCATGCGTATCCAGTGCCCTGCTGGTATGCCTGCGCAGTGTACTCCTCCATCCATACCTCATACTGGCCTTTTCGCTGCATCATGATGCGGTCTATTATTTCCGCGATGATGGCGTCCAGGTTATCAAGCCGCCCACGGTCTAGCTCGTAGTAGTAAAACGTGTCACGGTTGAGAATGTATGACCGCGCACCATTGAGCGCAATCTCTCGCGGCTTCAGTTGCGATATAACGCGCTCGTTAATCTCGGTATAGATAGCCTTTAGCCTGCGCCGGAAGTCAGCATATGCGCGTTTTTCGCGGCCTGCTTGCTGCGTCGGGTCGATGATGCTTGGTACTGGGAATGCCGCCATGTGGTGCCTGCGAAATATTTTGCGATTGAGTGATTATAGCACTTGACCAGAGCTTAGATGAGTGCAATAGTTTAACAACAAACAAGCAGTGAGGGTGTGAGGATGATTAGTAAAAATGTTCTATGCGTTGTGATTGATAAGGCGACAAAGAATGAGATCCACTCGTTTGAGTTCTCAATTGATGTAAACCCAGTAAGGATAAAATCAGGGTGGGGAATGGATGATGTAATGTTTCGCGCCGTTGATATGTTTAGAGAGCTGCAAAAATATCAGAAATCACTTCGCAATCAAAAAAATTGGTATGTTGACTGCTGCTTTCTTGATTGACTGACAGTGGTTAATCTGCAATAGTTTAGCAAGTGGCGCATGGTGCGCAGATACGGAGAGATGAAGATGGCAACACTAAACAAGCAGGCGACATACTTTAAGCAGGTTGCTGATGTTATTGGAGAAGAACAGGCCGAGATTGAGTTGCAGAAGGTAATTGATTATGGAATTGGGTTTGACGACGAAGAAGATGTGAGCATTACATCTGCATTTATCTTTCACGAGTCACCGCAAGGGTTTACTTTCTGGTCTGAAATATCTGACGAAGTCGAGGGCCTTGATTGGTGACCGTAACCAACCCCGTAATCACCGAAGTAGTCGCCAACACATGCCTATCATGGCCCGAGGCTGTTGCTTGGTGTGACGCTAATTTGCTCCCAGCATGGCGCACTGGATTGCCTGTTGTTGCTGGGATTGTTCAAGTTGAAGATGGAGAGAGTGAAGAATGAGCAATAAAACAATTGAAACGTTGTCAGCATCAAGCTATGACACCGACAAGCAAGATATTTATCGCCTGCATGAATATAATTCATGCCATGGCTGGTCGATGCGCCGTTGCAAATGTTGATGGCTGGAAGCTGGCAGAAACTTGCACAATGTCACACTATGTCAGAACGACATGGACAAATGGCATTGTTGACGTAACAGCAGAGAGCTGTCCGGATAACGGCGACCACTGGTACACAATGAAGCAATGCGCAAAGGAGAGTGAAGAATGAAGATACAAATTGAGAAAATAAGCGAGATATGTAGGGATGCAGAATCTGAGCTTGATTCAAAAACAGGATTCAACAGCATTGCGAGCTTCGAATCAACCATTGGCATCGACAACAATGCGCTTATTTTAAATGGAAGATATGGAAAATTTGCCGTTCAGCGGATGCTAAATCTTAGGCTGCTAAAGTCGGCATATTTGCCATATGAGTGCATAAGCGATTGCGCATATACGATGGTTGAGCAGCTTTATGTCTATGTAATGGAGGAAAACAAATGACAGAACAAAACATTCGCAATGCGTTTGAGTTATTCGCAAGGAATGAAATGGCATGCAAAGACCTTGCTCGCCGAGATGATGGATACATGTCGCCGTTTGTTGATGGGCTGTGGATTTCATTCAAAGCTGGCTACATCGCCGCATTTAAAGTGATTCTGGAGAGTGAAAATGACTAACGAAAAGATTCGAGATGGGTTTAAGGAGTGGTTCTTTGGTTTTTATGGGAGGTCAGTCTTTTTTGATGCAGATGGAGACCCATTTATTTCGGACTATGGTAGAAATGGATTTCACGATTGGCAATTAAGGGCTATGACAGCTTGGTTCTCATGGAAAGCCGCACACAAAGCAGCTGCACCGGTTGATGTTGAAGTTCCAGAATTCCCTGAGCTTGAAACAATTGCCGACCTTGATTACGCACACAAAATGCCAAAAAATGGATGGGATGAAGACCAGTTTTCTATATGGCAAAAACTGCAAGTTGCACAGCGCAATAAAATGCAGTTATTTACATACGCCAAGAAACTAAAATCAATCATTGAGTCAGTGAAGGTCGTGCAAATCAAATGACCACATTCCCATCCGCCAAAGCACGTCGCCGTGACGATGCAGCACAAAGTAAAATCAAGAAGCGCGAAAACACTAGACGCGCACTGGAAACAATGAGAGAGTTTAATGAATTGATGCGGAGGATTGAGCTGTGAAGAACTATGCAGAGATGAGTGATTTTGATGTTAATTGCGCCGTTGCTGTAGCTTCAGGTCTTGATGTTCAATATCAATCTATGAGAAATGATGGGCGCGTTCTAGTAGTTGTTAAGCTTGAGCGCGGAGTCGAGCACTACTACAGAATTCCGAACTACTGCAACAACTGGGCGGATGCTGGGCCTGTTATTTATAACAATGAGATAAGTGTCATAAAATGCACAAACTACGCAGATGATTGGTGCGCAGAAAAGATCACAGACATTTCTGATGATGACTTTAATATGTTTCACTGCCAGTCTTCATTCAGTTTCAACGACAAAAACCCACTACGCGCCGCAATGATTGTGTTTTTGATGATGAAGGATGCAGAGAAATGAGCAGACAGAGTGGGTATTACTGGGTTAAGCATGAAGGAGTTTGGGATATTGCATTTTATCTTTAGCTGTTTAAAGGTAGAATGTTTTGGATGTTTTGCGGGTCTGAAGATGATTATTCAGACTCAGACATGGACGAAATCAACGAAACGCGCATTCTTGCGCCTGATGAGGTGAGCGATGTTTGAATACAAAAAGGCCGGAGACATGGTAATCGCCACAGGTGAAAACTTCGAGTTTCACAAGGCTGGCGACTTGTATAAATTCAAATTCAATGGCAAGGTTACATCAAGGCGACTTGTCAGATGCGCCATAAAGGAAATCGACAAGGCCATTAACGGGAAGATAGGTGAGTAATGATAAAATTATTAACTATGCTAACTGCCAGCTGCGCTGTATACGCGTTTACGCTTCTGTGCTTTGACGGTCATGCCTTTGCATGGTATCACGCCATGGCGTTCTACATGATAGGCTTGACAACTGCAATTGCACTGTGGCGGATAATGTTTCCATGGCCGCCTAAAAAATAAGCCCCTTCGCGGGGCTTTCTTCATTCTACCACTGGCTGAACTTCTGACTCAGGCGGAGGCAATGGTTCCAATCCTCCATCATCAGGCTCTGGCTCGCTACCGCCAGCTACGCGCACCTCTTGAGTGGTAAAGTAGTTTTCTCCGCGGGTTTCACTCAGCTTGTTAACCTCAGCCATCAGTTTGGCGTTTGCTAGTTTCTCGCCAAGTGACGGCTCTAGCAGGTCATCCCATACGGGCGTAATCTCGGCGCCCTTAAAGCAACCAAGCTCGCCAAGGTGAGCAAAGAAATCCTCAATGTCGTTGTTGATGACATTCACACGCCGACTGGTTGCCAGCTGCGCCATTACATCACCATTCTCTGAGCTTGCGCGTTCGCCGGTCATGTGGCCGACAAGCTCAGTGGCAGGGAATCCACCTAGCGACGCGCAAGCCTCTTGCAATGCGCAGTCGAAGAATTCCTTGGGGTTTGGCATGGAGACAGACAGCGGATTTACAGCCACATCTTGCGTGACCATGAATGCGTCAAACTGGCTATTTAGGTCTTTGCCGATAACTTGGAATGCCTCGCCAAGTTCCTCTACTTTCACGCCCATCATTTTTGCAACGTCAGATAGTTTTGCATCTTTGCTAAAGTTTGCTTGCAGTTGACGACTTGCATTCTTAAAGAAACCCTCGCCTCCAGATTGCACAATCTTCTCGATTGCCTGGAATGCGTTATAACCGCGAGCTAGCAGGTTATTCCCAAACTCTGAGCATGATCCATCGGCGAAGATGTCACCGAAGTAAACAACCCGAGTCCAGTGGATTGCGACTGGCTTGCTGGCTGCCTGGTTCTTGGTGTCGTCATAGTTTACCAACTCTTGATATGACCATGAATTAGGCTCGCCATAGCGCGGACTGGTGCGGTCTTGCTCAATGTCAGCCGTAGTAAGCTGGTCCTCCCATGGTGTGTAGTATCCGACAACCTGGTCAGGCCGCAGGTGCTCCACTGGCTCGCTCCAGTCCTTTCCGTCTGCAATTTGCAGGATGATGGCAGAGTAATTGCCGACCATGCGCTTGGTGTCCATGGCTCGAAACGCTCGCCACAGCTTAGACCGCTTGGCAAACTTCTTTAGGTCTTTCTCGAGTTGGCTGGCGTCCTTGTTTTTGTCTTCTTCCTCGCCTTCAATCAAGTCAGGGTATGACTCCCAGGTTTTAGCTGCCAGCTTATCAATTGCCCCACCTGCTACGCCGTTGCGGTCATACAGGTTCTTCTTGTGCTGGAATTCCAGGTTGGTAGGCAGCCCAAAAACGCGATATAAGCTGCCGTGCTTACTATTCGAGCCCATCACCTGGCTAAGTGCCGTCATGCGCATGCGCTCAAGCGTTGACTGGCACTGGTTAACGAGCAGTTTCGCTCGTTCGTTCGTCATTAGTTCCATGATTTAACCCTATGGTTACGATTTGCCGATTTTATCACGATTGGGCTTGCTGATGGGCGAGCGGTGTGCAATAGTAACGGCATGGTGAGTGATGGAGTTAAACGTGATTTATTGTCAGGGTGTTGAATGTGAATCCAAGCTTGGTAAGTTGATGCAGGCTTTCCGATGTGATAGACCAAGCGAGTGGCAGATGGATGAGTTCATTGGCATGGCTGAAGACATGCACAAGGAAATCGCCAAGTTAAAGAAACAGATTGAAATTGGAGCGCAAGAATGAACGAAAACGAATTCGAGCTTGATGGTAAGGTTTATGTGGCGAATCACGAAGAAGGACTTTCATGCTCATCATGTGTATTTTTAGAGTATCCATGCTATTCATGGAAGGTTCCGCCGTGCTCAGGCGCTGATAGGTTTGACGGTAAAACAGTCATCTTCATGGAGAAACCCCAATGACGCACTGCCATATTTCAACCCAATGCGACAGGCACGCGGAAGATGAAGAGCGCAAGCGGGCGCTTGAGGATGAGATTGAGCGGGTGGCTGATGATTTAATGTGGAAGCTACCAAGCTGGGTAATAACGGATGAAACATACATACTTGCTCGAAATGAAGCTGAACGAGTAGTTAAACTGAAAATGAGAGGAATAGAATGAAACTATCATACGCTGGAAAGTTTTGGTTGTTTTTTGGGTTGCCTGGTTGTGTTGCGTTTTGGGCTGTTGTTGGGATGCTGATTGCGTGGTGCTTGGCATGAGTATCATCATCGGCATGAGAATATCTAACCGCAAGGATGAGGCGATACACCGAGGGCATTCGAGATACATTGGCAATCAATGCGAAGTATGCGGCTCTCCAGTTAGATACACAAGCAACAGTAATTGCATAAATTGCACAAGAAACAGAGGAAGAAAGAAGGCTGGTACACTCAATACAAACCTCGACCCACTAAAAACAAAGCAACGCATAGAGGCTAGGCTGGAAGAGTTGGCGCTGATGCGTGAGATTGAGTGCTTATCGTAACGATTAAAAACATTCATCGATAAACCATTGCACCATGCAGATATGTGTAATAGCATTATCTCAACTGTTACGCGCGGGGCGGCACAGCAGGAGAAACAAAATGGCAACACCGAAAAAGAAACACCTCATCGAACTGATGATTGAAGCTGGCGTTAAGTGGCCTGATGGCGCGGAGTATGCGGCGCAGGATAAATTTAATTTCTGCGTTAATTTCTACGGCGCAGAAAGCAAGCCTAATTATCGCACTGGAGGAGACTCGTGGTGCGATGATAATGAGTCTTGGCTTGGTAGTGCGTATGGAGTTATCTTGCCATCGCTCTGCCGCAACTGGCATCAAACAATCGTAACGCGTGAGCAGTACGAAGAGGCGCTTGCTGATGCCGAGACGTGGAATGCATGGATTGATACATCGCACCCTGAAGAAAAACCAAACCAAACGCGAGAAAGCGAGAGTTATCCTGCTGTTGCTCATGCTGGATGCTTTTCTTGGAATGACGCTACATCAATCGAACAACCAACCTCCGAATATCACGCCAAAGCCGCAGAAGCACAGCGCCTACAAGCTGTCGCAGATGAGGCGCTAAATGAAGCCGATGACGCGCTGATTGCGCTTGAAAAGGCTGGTGAGGCGATTGGGTTGATTATTTCTGTTGGTGCGAAGGCTGAGAAGATAGCGCCTACAGCAGCGTGGAAAGTTGGAGATGAGTGCGTAGTAACTGAATCTCCAGATGATAGCGACTGGGTCGGCAGACAATGCAAGATATCAAAAATTGACGAGAGTGATGATCAGTTAAAGTATCGAGTCATTGACTATGACACGGCGGAGTTTTGGGTTAAAAGCATTAAGATGCCATAGCAAAAGGCCCATTACGGGCCTTTTCTCTATCTCCTATACCTTGCTGGCATGAAGACGGCGGATTGTGGTTGATTGATGCCAGCTAGTTCGCTGATTGCCCACACAAGCGCATCCATGCGGTCTGGTGACTTCTTGCTGTTTACTGGGTCCCACTCTGTCATCTGTTGCTCTAGCTTGTCGATGCGGCCAACGTGCGAACATTCGCGGCGCTCATAGATGGCAGCAACGGGCTCAGCTCTAACTTCTTTACCCTTCGTAGCTCGAACCTTAATTACCCGAAGTGCCTTTGACTTTTGCAGGATAATGGTCTCCACCATGTCGCCGCCTTGGTTTACCTCAGCAACAACTGAATCAGCATCCCATCGCTGATATGCGTCAACAACAATGCCAGCCCACTGCTCCGGTGATGCGCCTGTTGCGCTGCAGTCCTCCAGAACATAGATGCGGTCATCATATCCAATACCGCAAACCACAATACCGGTTTCATCGGAATCTTCGTTACTACTGACTGCAGGGTCAACGCCAACAACGATGCGCTTTAGCTCTGGAGCTTTGGCGACTCGGCAGGCGTCAATGTCAGTCATGCGCCACAGCGCATAAGGGTTGTCGTCCAGTATCTCAGCCAAGCACTCCTGCCGGAACATGCGGTCAGTCAGCTCACGACGCAAGGCTTCTGCATACTTTGGAGTCAGAAAGTAGTTATCCATTGTCGTGCCTTTAATGACCTCGACGTATGGATTGTTGCACAGTGATTTAATCACCTGAGTTGGGCGCGGTGTGGTTGCGATATACATCAACGGATTTCGCCCAAGGCGGTTAATCAGTTTTGCAGCCTGTAACCCATCCTCTGCGTATTGCCATGCGGCCAGCTCATCGACCACTGAGTGATTTGACTGGTTTCCGCGTGACCTTTCGAGCGCCTCGCAGGAATATCCGGTAATTTGGCTGCCATTCTCAAACTTTAGCGTTAGGTCTGACTTGTTGAACTCATAATCAACGTTCGGGTTAATCTGGGTGATGATTCCAGATTCGCCAAGGAAGTTTACCTTCTTGAGTGACCCATAGTCAGCGGCCCATAGTGCCACCGTTGTTGACGGCTCACATAGAGCAAGGTCGATGGCCTTATTGCTGACATACCACGTCTTGCCGAATCCACGTCCGCACAGCAGCAGCAGAGTGTCCTTTTCTTTTGGTATTTCAACAATCTGCTCAGGCCTGGCCCACAACTTGAAGTCATGCAGCAGGTCATTCTTTGCCGATATGTCGTCAGCAAACATCCGTGCGATCGCCTCCCTAGCAATCAACGGATTTGAGTGGATAAATTTACGGACTGACTCGACGCTATTCTGAAAGGTCATTCAGGATTGCCGCGAACTTCTCGGTTGCCGTCTCTTTTATTTCGTGCTTGATGGCTCCGCCATCCTTTCCGGTGTGCTCATTAGATACCGAATCTTTCAGGCCTAGGTCGCGGGCAATAATGTTCGGGTTCAGCAGGTCAGCGGCTGCCCCTGCAAACTTCTGCTCTCGGATTGCCTTGTCGATTGACATTATGACGCCCGAAAACTCAGGCTTCTTTTTGTAGTCGTACCACGTTGAATCAGACAGCCCTGAGTGCAGCAGGAAGCCATCAAGCGTAAATGCTCGCATCTTTTCAAGCTTCTCGACGGTAACTGCACCTTGAAACGCAAACGCCTTTGCCTCGTAGAGTGGGTTTTCTTCTGCCCACTTGAAGTATGCCAGTGCATCAGCCCACAACTCTTCTGGACATGAATAAACGGGAGGGCGGCCCATCTTTCTATCTGCAATCTTCCATAGAGACTCAGCCATAAAACACCATAAAAACCACTAAAAACATTGGTCGAGTATACAACAAAAACCCGCTCTAATGGCGGGTTAGTTATGATATGCGGTTGTGATATTGCGACTTACATGCTCATTATTACGGCATGACCTTCGCAGTTTTCAACCTCAAAGCCTTCGCTTTCGTAGAATGCGACCAGGTCGGCCATTTCCATACCGTCGTCAAAAGGAAGCGCGGCAATATTGATTGTGTCATGCCCTGCCGCTTTGATTTCTTCGATTTCATTACGAAGAATCTTGCGGCCAATTCCGTTACCGCGGCCTGAGGCGGGAACCCAAACCTTTTCGATCAGCGCGTATTCTTCAGTTCCAACAACTTCACCTTCGCAGTCGTATACATCATCTTCACTTACTGACCAGCTAACATATGCTTCCATTTTATTTCTCCTCTTGCTCGGCACCGCGCCGCAGCTCATGTAAGTAATACTATTGCATAACATGGATGAGCGCAAGCCTGTGGAGTGAAAAAAGTGAAATATTTTTAGCATAAAGAAAAGCCGCACAATGCGGCTACTTGATTATCTCCACTGGTTGCCCAAAAACAGTAATTAGATCATTTCGCTTTAGTGATGACATCATGTTTTGCGAGTCAACGGCATCAACAACAAACCTCACGCCTCCATTTACAGCCATCACTGGCTTTCCTGTGTTAATTGATGCCAGCATATCCGCATCGTCTTGCGACACCTCAGCGAGCGATTCTGATAGCACGGTGAGGCTTCTGGCGGTTGCCACTGTGTATGTGGCGTTCATTTGTGGTTCTGTTAAACTTAAAACCATTTGCGCACCTCATTTGCCAACATGATTGGCCAAAACGCCATTCCAATGATAATACCGAAATCGTTTAACTTTGGGTTTTCTCTGTTATGGCAGTAGATAATGCAAGTTATCAATCCGCCAATCATCCACAGTAAAAAAATCACTTGCGCATGCATTTCTTAACCTCCACATAAAACACATAAGGCCAGCAGATGAGCGTTACCAGCGCCATGGCGTGCGTTACTTTCTTGTTGCCATCTGCTCGGTTCTTATCGTAAAAATACGCTGCGGCGCAGTAGCCTAGCAGCCAGGTAATAGCGATAATCATTTCTTATCTCCGCACAGTTGAGCGCCTGACTTGTCCATGCGTGGAGTTAATCCTCCATCTGTCGTTGTCAGGTATTGGCATCCTGTCATCGCGTCAACCTTGATGCTCAATCCGCTATGCCCGTCGATTGGATCTGTGGAGTCTTTTTCTGGTTGAAAGAAAAAGAACACCACTACGCCGATAACAATCATCGCTGCAAGATATGCGATTGATAGTTTAAACATCGCGTTGACAACGCCATCTTCAACTCCTTGCGCGATAACATCAGAGATTTCACAATCTACTGTAATCTGCATTTGCTGTTCTTTCATCACTGCACATCCTCATACCAAGTTTCCAGCATTTCACACCGGACAACTTCGCATTCATCGCTTTCCATGAAGAAGCAGAATTTAAGGCGTGTGCCGGTATCGATAATCCCTACTTTGCCGTAGTTTGACCACTCTCCATAGCGCACGGAAATGTAAGTTGTCGCCATCTTCATTGACTCAAACCGAGCCACCCAGTCTGTGCCATAAATATCTTTCAGCTCAGGCGTGCATTTGATGGCGGTAAATGTGCCGCAAGGTTCACCGCGGCAGCGGATTTTTTCATTGTGTGACCGGTGGATTTTTAGCATGATGACGACTCCAGTTCTGCGCGCGTTACGAAAACGATTCTATCGGTTCCATTAACCATAACGCTAAGCTTGCCTTTGTGTTTTCCAGATTTAGCAAGCCTGAATTCACATCCTGTGTACTTGATTGCGTCAGTACCTTGAATGCTTTCAACCTCGTAAAATCTGAAATTCTCAGATACCGAATCCTTGATTTTGCTAAGCGCAAGCCGTCCAGATTTGTGCTCAAGAAAAATATCAACAGTCATATCGCTCATTGCAGTTCCTCAATCTTCTTAAGTGCGTCCATCAATACTTGCGCATTCAGCTTCAAGTTGTCAAGCTGAGATTGAATGGATGGCCTTAAAACATTATCTGCGAATGTATCCGCCGCAATCAATGCAAGCGCCCGAGTTGCCGCCTCGTTTGCTTGCTGGGCTGCGATTTGGGCTGATACGAGTGAGTTGGTTTTTTGGTAGTGGTTCATGGTTAGTCCTCGATTGCGCGTGATGCGATTTTCTTGATGTCATGAAGCATATCAGCGGCAGACAAGTATTGAGATGTTTCCGCGTTATTTATTTGCTCAAGAAGTTGCGCGTTGCGCTTGTGACGCCATGCAATGTTTGCGATCATCCCCAGACGACTCAATAGCGGGTGTTCATATGGCAATGCGCCGCGAATGGCGTTATCGATGGCAACTCCGGTATGATTACGCTCAATCTTAAGTTTTACAACCTCTTCTGACCAGTATTTTATTTCTTGCGTTGCCTTGTAAAGCTCAGCCGCCAAGAAATCACGGTCTTCGCGCATCTTCTGGAAAGCACCATCTTCGATTTGCTCGGTGGTTAAGCCTTCAAGTGCGTTAACACAAGCCGCTATGCGGCGAGCGTTGGAATCCGACAGCCAAGAGCAAATAACTGAGCATTCGCCAGTAGCGTCTTCGCTCATGCTAACAATCATCCCGCGTGGGCAATTTGCAATCCACGGTCCATTCGTGTGCTCACTCATATCTTTATCCTCTCTGCTAAACCGGTTTAAATCGCTGTATGCGCTCATCGCGCTGCTAGTTGGTGCCATCGTATGGCTTGGTAATCAAACCGCAGTCCATGGCTGCCTGCGTCCAGTGTTGCTTACGCCATTCTCGATATGCCGCAAGCAACGCATCGCCATCCATATACTCACAGCACAACTTAATCACCGCCACATCGTCATGGATGATCACGCCTTCGATTTTACAGATGCGGCGCAGGCGGTCAATTGTTTGTTCGGTCATTGTTGTTGCTCCTATTTACGCATGTCAACGAATCGATCAACTGCGCTCAGTGTTTTTGCCTTTGCGCCGCCAGCGCTAAACACGCCATCAACTTCGCAGTAAATCATTCCGTCGGTGAAGCAGAAATCTGCATCGCCACATGTGAACTTAACAAACCCGTTTCCGATCAAACCGCTGTACTTTGCTGCGATTTCGTTGATAAGTGCTTGCATGATTCCATCTCCTCTCTGCCGCGCCATTCGCGACCTGATATGAAACAGTATAGCGGTTGTGGCGTGGAGTGCAATAGTATTTAGCGGAAAAACATGTAATTTTTTCCAGTTGACAGTATAAGTTTTACATGTCATCATGGTTGAGCTTATAACGCTCTTATAAGCTCTTTCTAAGTTATAAAAGATCTTATATCTTTATAGATAGAGATATAAAAAAGGATAGCTCTATGGCTATCCAAGGGATGGATTATTGAATTTTTTCTCGATTATTGAATTAATAACGTGTAAGTAGTTGTTTTTGTTCTCGATTATTGAATTATTGAATTATTGACTACCATAACCTCAAAAAGTGCTGTTTTTACGTTTTTTCGATTATCAAAAAGTTCATAATTCAATAATCGATAGTAAAATCAAACACTTACAGCTAAAAAGTTAATAATTGAACCAATAATCTAATAATCGATAGTGTTTTCAATGACTTACGTGCTTTTTACAAGAACACATGGAGTGCAACCCCAGATAACTAACAATGGTAGCACAACAGGAAGACAATGGTAAAAATAAAAGGCCCTTGCGGGCCTAGTTGCTTGTGTACTTCGTTGTTTCGCGTCCACTCTTTGGGTGTTTGACAGTTTCGTGTGACAGCTCACCACTATCAACCATAACCTGCACCATGCTCTCCACATCGTTGCGCGTGTACTTCTTCGAGCTTGCCCGCTGGCAGATGACGCTAATTGGCTCGCCATTGTCATTTTTGCATACGTCACGGATGCGCATTTTCAATACCTCGACAACTGAATCAGCGCGCTCGCTACCCTCAAGTTGGTTCCTGCGCGCTAACTCTATCTTGCCATCAATGTCGTTGCGTATGAGCGCATACGCCCACCGCACATGCTCTTCTGTGCGTAAGCCTGATGGACATGCCAAGATAACGCTAACCTTCGCGCACAGCTCATATCCGCGCCTCACAACAGCCTCTAGCCCTGACTTGCCTTTGTGGTGCTCTGCGTAGTCGTTGATCCACGCCTTGACCTGCTTAAGCATCTTCCACGCCGCGTCGGTTGTCTTGATTTCGATGCGCTCTCCGGTATGCTCAAGACGCATCGGCTTATCAGGAGAGCATTCGCCAGGGTAGTAAAGCTGTTTCAGCGTGGCGGCCATGTATGGATCAAGTTTCGCCTTTTTGAAGTCGTCCTTTTCTTTAGGGTTTGTCTCATGCTCACGGACAAGGATTGACCGCCCAATGAAACCATTGGTTGCCTGCTCGAAGTTCACCAGCCCATCAAAACTGACAGGAGTGGTAAACCCAATCAGTGACAGTAGTGGATTTTTCAGTCCGTCATCAATGTTGCGCAGCGCCTCTTTTAAGTCATCGCGGCGTTTTTCGTAAAACTCCTTGTTGTCGTCAACGTCGTTGTTGTTCAGCCTGTCGATGCACTGCGCATATTCCTGCTGCATGGTTTTGCGGATGTCCTCCTTAAGGTCTCCAGATATGAGTAGGTATCCAGCGGCTTTACCGTATGCTGACATCAGCAATGCGATCACACCTTCCAGATAGCTGGCCCCAGACTTTCCAGAGTTGGCAATCTTTTTCAGCAAGTATCCTATTTCGTCAATGACGAAGAATGCGCACTGATGGCGTATTAGGTTGCGCGTTATTTCCTGCTCTGACTTTATATTCCCATGCACGGCGGCAGTGATACCGGCGGCGCGATGTAGGTCAATCATTGCGGTCTGGATTGCTTCTTTACCCGTTGCGCTTCCTGAAACCCCAAAGGTGAACAGATTTGTTGTCACTCCGTCTCTGTCGTCCGTGTAACGCAATCCGCAGATGTTGCCAATGGTTTGCAGAGCCCCAGCTACCGCCAAGTGTTCACGCGGGAAACGGCATTGTGAGTTGATCCATTCAGTCACCTTGCCGACAAATCCAGGCGGGCGCAGCAGGTCAATGGTATCCACTGGAAAAGGATTGTCGCCTGCATTGTCTTCATCCTCCACGGCGTATGGCATGTCGAACGTTACTGGTCGCTTGTATCCGCCAGTTTCAGCGAAATGAAAAAGCGTCCCAATGGTAACTGGGTTAGATGATTTACCAAAGCTGTGCCAATGGCGATCTAGCTCCTCGCTGCCATTGTATTTACTGCCACGACTTGACCACGCATTCCACAAATGGAAAGCATCTCCATTTGTCGAGTGGTGAACGGACATACCAATCTTGATCCAATCATCATATGGCACATCTGCGTCAACACACGCGAGCATGTCGGAAATTTCTTGCTCTGTCACGTCCAAGCTCTCACCATTCAGCGATGCTCGGTAGTGATCTGGCTTTTTAAGCAAACACAACAACGGCGCAGGGATTTCCGTTAAGTCACACGGGTTGCCTTTCTTTGTCTCGTATGTGCCACCAGATTTGTGCTGGCTGCCGCAAGCCACGACAAAAGTTTTAGAGCCTGATTTGAAGTCAATGCCAGGATATTCTTTCAGGTGCGCCTGTAACGCCACTGGCGGTTTTGGGCAGTCAAAATAGATGTGATACCCGCCACCGCCTGTTGACACCGTAAATCCTGACTCTTGCACAAGGTCAACGCCTAGCGCCTTGTTGAGTTTTTCGAGTGACGCAAACCCACCGTTTCGCGGGTCAACGTCTACAATCAGGCGGTCGTCTGCTATTACGCCGAAACCAGTGTCAACCTGTCCAGTCTCAATCATCACATCAAGTTGTTCTTCGCTCCAATGCGGGACGTGCTGCCAGTTTGACATGCGGGGATGTTTGTAAATGTTTGCACAATCTGTATTCCCGCACTTGCATGATCCGTCAGCGTTTGCGCTCCACAGCGGGATTATTCTGAATCCAGCTTCGTCATAGTCATATATAAACTTATTTGCCATTACATTACTTCCTTTAATGGATGTTTATCGCTTTTTCTGATGTTGTCAATAGCCCACATCGCCCTTAGGTTGCAAAGTGAGTTTATTGTCCTTTGACATGTAACTCCTTTCTTTAAAAAGTAAGAAATAGGGATGATGTGATCAACATGCCACTCTCCATAATTCTCCCAGCTCATGCCATCCTTGAACGTATATTCGATCCTAGCTATGAATTTATCAACACCATATCCTGTTATTGACTCAGTTTTAGACTCCTTCTTCGATCCGCTTGCGTTTATTACCCTTTTTATCACCTTTCTGTATGCGTCAGCAATGCCCCAAAATGACATTTTTCTGTTCCTCTTTTTGTAATTCCTCATGTATTCATTTATTTGCTCTCTTTTTGCCTTTCTCCTATCAGAGAAATATGCATACTTAAACTCCTTGTTTGACGCGAGCCTTTCCCTATCGTACTTCCTTATTCTTTCTATGTTTTCCTCTCTGTATCGACGATCTGAATCTCTCTTTTTCTCTCTGAACTCATCGTCCGTTCTCATGCGAAACCTTATCGTTTCGTTTATTTTTTCTTTGTTTTTATTGTAATATTTTCTAGAGTATGCATTAGACCTGTCTATCTCTTCTTTGCTCATGTTTTCTTTTCTTTGCTTTTGCGCTTCACAGACTACGCAGCATCTGTTTGACACAAACCTATCTGCTACATGTCCGTTTTTGCATTCTTTTCCTGTGTAATAATGAGTAAGACCTGATGATAAAGCGTCTAATCTTGAAATTATTATCATTTGCAGTATGAGTCCTCTAGCCACTTTACCAGTTTCTGCACCGTCTCATACTTTGGGCTTATTGATCCGTTAACAATTCTGCAAACAGAGTTGTAATGAACGCCACTCTCCTTAGCAACAATGGACAGATTCATCGGTTTTAGTTTCATTTTTAGTTGCTCAAGTGTCATCATTTTCAACTCCGTGTGTTAATTTTTGCATTTGATGTTGACACTATAGCACTTCATGTGCAATCATTCAACACATCAAGGCAAAACAGCAACCACAGAGAGGAGTAAAACATGGGAACCGGAGTAATCATCATGGGCAATAGCGGCACTGGCAAGTCATACAGTGGGCGCAACCTTGATCCAGAAAAGTGCCTTTGGATAAAGGTAATCAAGAAGCGCCTGCCGTTTCCTGAAAAGACATGGAAACCGTGGGACGGTAAGGAAAAGACAGGCTCAATTGCTTGCACCGATAACAGCCGCGCAATATGCCAAGCCATTGAGCGAGCAAAGTCTAACGGTAAGCAAATCGTGATTGTTGACGACTTTCAATATCTGATGGCCAACGAGTTTATGAACCGTAGCACAGAAAAGGGTTACGATAAGTTTACGGAAATCGCTCGCCACGCATGGGACGTCATGCAGTCAACGCTTGCTGTTGATGATGATGTTCGGGTATACATTTTGACGCACACCCAGACCGATGATTATGGTCAAAACGCCAAAATGAAAACCATTGGCAAGATGTTGGATGAAAAGGTTGTACTTGAGGGTATGTTTACCATTGTCCTAAAGTCACTGAGAGTTGATGACAGTTATTTTTTCTCAACTCAAAATGACGGAACCGACACGGTAAAATCACCAGTTGGCATGTTTCCTGCCGAGCTGGTTGATAACGACATAGCAGCAGTCGATGCCAAAATCTGCGAATATTACGGAATTGGAGAGACCAATGAAACTATATGAAATAAGCGAGCAGCTTCGCCAACTGTCTGAAATGGACGAGATTCCACCCGAGCAGTTGCAAGACACTCTCGACATGATCAGCGACGATTTCCGCGTAAAGGCTGAAAATGTTGCAATCGTCATTCGAGAAATTGAAGCGCAATCTGCTGCACTGAAAGCAGAAGCTGACCGCATGACAGAGCGCAAAAAATCTCTTGACAACAAGGTTGAATCGCTAAAGGATTACTTGCGCTTCAACATGGAAGCAACAGGAATCGTAAAAGTTAACGGTAATCTATTATCCGTTACGCTTGGAGCGCCATCTGAAATTGTTGTCGTTCCAGAAGATGCGCTTGATCTTCCAACCAAATACCGTAATCATGTTATCACAGCAAATAAAACACTCATCAAGCTCGTTTTAAAAGCTGGGAAAAAAGTAAAAGGTTGCGCCATTATGAATGGCAAGGCAAAATTAACTATCAAATAACGCCGCAAGGCAGCAACGTATGCCGGAAGGCAGGAGAATACAAATGAGCTTTTTTACTAAATCAACTGGCGAAACCCTGAATAAAACCAACGTAACTGGTAGCTTCGAACCGTCAACTGACATGCCGCCAATCCCTGACAAGACAGTAACCAAAGCTGTCTGCACTGAGGCGAAGTGGGGCATGATCGACAAGTTGCCAGAAGGTGACAGCAAGCGCTATGTAGGCGAGCGCTACATTAACATCCGATGGGATGTTGTAGATGGCGAGCACAAAGGGCGCGTCACGTTTCAGAAGCTGTGGGTCACATCAAACGATGATGCAGCGCGAGACAAGGCAATCGACATGCTGGCTGCCATTGACATGAACGCCACTGGCGGGAAGCTGATTGCGGCTGGAAAGGAGCCAAGCGACATGGACTTGATGAGCAATCTGTCACAGAAAATCATGTTTGTGCGTCAGCGTGTATGGGGTAAGACTGGCGAGAAGCAAGGAAACTGGATCGACGCCGTTAACTCCGCGAAGAAACAACAACGCCCAAGCGCGTCGACAGCTGCAATTACTGTTCCAGCAGAGCCAGTTGTCAGCGATGATGATGACGAGTTGGGATTCTAATAAGTAGTAATCAAGGCCGCCAACTGGCGGCCTTTTAGTCTGGGGGTTTTATGTGCCAGCGTAAAAGATGGATAGCGTCACGCCGCATCACTGACAGCGCAGCAGTGCGCCAGATTGATGCGCTGAGCGACAAGATAAAGGCTTGCATGCTCGAATATGTGAAGCGTCAAGGCGTGAAGATTTTTCACGAAGGCGCAGAGCTTCGCGGATGCTCGTCAATTGACGGGATAGTGAAGATTGATGGACAGCCAATGCTACTGGCTATCTTTCCAGAAGAAAATCCGGATATGAGCATTCACGCGCAGATGTGGCTATCTGTGCAGCTATCAAAGACCGGATCGCAACTGACTAGCGCAAAAGTCTACACGCTGGAAAAAAACGAGATCGTTTCGTCCGTTGTTGAGTTTGACGAATATGCGGCACATATCGAGCTGGATGAATACGAGGAAATCACAGCAGACGATATGCCGACTATTGTTGAATCAGCAGAGTGCGACACTTGCAAGCATAAAAACTTGTGCCGTGGTGATGACTTGCCGCTGATAAACTGCAACACATGCGCCGCAAAAGGTTTGCCAATTTGCCATCGCTGCACAAAGTACGATCTGCATATTTTTCATCCCCAGTGGTTACAGAATGCTGGATATGAGATAGAGTCGGTTGATAGCGATAACCTGGTTATCGAGTATGATGGATTCTACTCTTGCAACAACAAGTCGCTCAGGATGAAGGACAAAACAAAGCATGTGCTGTTGTCTAGTGAGATAAAGACGCTATGGAAAAACAAGCTAATGGCAGACGATGCTCTGAATGGAATGATTGCCAGATTTAGCGCAGAGCTGATAGACGTAAAAGTGGAGTAAGGCGTGAAACTAACACCACGATGGTATCAACAGGAAGCGCACGACATGGCGATGTCGTGGGTTAAAAAATGCTTCGATCCATGTCTTATAGAGGCACCTACAGGCGCAGGCAAATCAATAATCGTCGCGATGCTGGCTCACACCATTCACAAGACAAGCGGAAAAAAAATACTTTGCCTGGCGCCCTCGCGGGAATTGGTGCAACAAAATAGGGAAAAATATTTGCTCACTGGTGAGCCTGCATCCATGTTTTCAGCCAGTGCAGGCGCAAAGGAGACAAAGCACGCCGTTGTGTTTGGGTCGCCATTGACGGTTGCAAAAAGCATCGAGCGTTTCGGCAGTCAGTATGCGGCGGTGATCATTGACGAGGCGCACGGAATCACGCCAACGATTATCGAGATAGTAAACAAGATGCGCGAGAAGAATCCAAAGCTGCGCATCATTGGCCTATCTGCTACGCCATACCGACTCGGCACTGGCTACATATATGCAAACCACTACGCGCACGGCGCTGTTAGTGAGGAGCAAGCAATCGACCCGTTTTTCTCGATGCTTGTTTATAGTATTGATGCGCGAATGTTGATTGCCGAAGGATTTTTGAGTCAGCCAGTTTTCAAGACTACCGAAGAGTGTTACGACACATCTGGATTGACACTTAACCGGATGGGCCAGTTTGACGCGGCAACCGTTGACAAGGCTTTCGTAGGGCAAGGACGCAAAACAAGCGTTATCGTCAATGACATCATCGAGCGGTCACGCGACAAGCAAGGAGTGATGATTTTTGCGGCTACCATCCAGCACGCAAACGAGATCATGGATTCTCTGCCGAAAGAGTTATCCGCCATTGTAACCGGAAAGAACACCAAGCAAGAGCGCGAGCAGGCGATAGGTGATTTCAAGGCAAAGCGCATAAAGTACCTGGTAAACGTTGCTGTTTTAACAACCGGATTTGATGCAAGCCATGTCGATCACGTTGCCATCATGCGGGCCACTGAGTCTGTCGGCCTACTCCAGCAGATTATCGGACGCGGGTTGCGAGTTGAGCAAGGTAAGACGGAATGCCTCATTAGCGACTATGCAGAAAACATCGAGCGGCACTGCCCAGATGGTGATGTCTTTTCGCCGGAGATAAAGGCGCGGCGTAAACTTGAATCAACTCCAATCTCTGTTTGCTGCCCATCATGCGGATATGAGAATGAATTTGCGCGTCGGCCTAATCCTGATGAATTCGAGATTGACAGCGAAGGTTATTTTATCGACCTAGCTGGTTCCCGCATTCTTGCAGATGAAGATAAACCGCTGCCAGCGCACTATGGTCGTAGATGCAAAGGCTGGTCTATAGCTGCTGGCAGGATGGAGCAATGCGCACACAAGTGGAGTTTCAAGCTGTGCGAGTGCGGAGCGGAGAATGACATTGCAGCCAGGTATTGCACCACATGCCGTGGTGAGATAATTGACCCGAACGAGCGTTTAAAGATTGAAGCAATCAAGATTGCCAATGACCCATATCGGATCCGAACCGCTGATGTGCAAATGTGGAATATCAGCAGACACAAAGGGAAAGACGGTAAGCCAGACAGCGTAATGGTCGAATACATGATTGAATGTGCGCCCTCCAGCTTGCGCGACTGGTATCACCCGCAGTCTGATTCAGCATGGTTGTTGAGCAAGTGGAACAAGTTTTGTATTGCGGTTTTCGGTGAGCAAGGATTAACACTAGATCAGGCAATCGAGCGCAGATATGATGCCATGCAGCCATCTAGCGTTATGTATCAGAAGCGCAAGAGCAGCAAATATTTTGAGGTTGTTGGTTTTGAGTTTTTGCCAGCAGCGGCAGAAACAACAATTGCAGAAGAGGCTACAGCATGAAATTTCCAGAATGGTTACACGTTGAGGGAGACATTACTTTTCGCGGGAAATGCCCACTAGAGGACGCTGAGCACCTGACATTTTTCAACCAGTTGAAAGTCAAATTTCCAGACCTGCACAAGATAGCAATCCACCCGAAAAATGAGGCGAAGCGCACAGGGAGAGACTTTTACACAATGGCGCATGACAAGTTGCGCGGCGCTCTGAATAAAGGAGCCAGCGATATTGTGATCCCATGCTCGCCAGCGATCGTTATCGAGCTAAAACGACAAGACCACACGTTAAGTCATTGGCAGGACGGGCAAGCTGAATACCTAGAGACATGTCACAGGATGGGGTCTGATGTTTGTGTTGCCCTAGGCTGGGAAGCGGCAATAAAATTTATCACAAAAACCTTGCAATCACGCGCATGATGTAATAGCTTTGACTGATCTAGTTTTGAGTGAGGTTTTTATGGGTATAGACGGTGATTTTCTAAAGGATTTGCGGGTGTACGATGCTCTGGAAAAGAAACCAGAGTGTGCAGATAAGCAAGACATGGTAAACCACCCGCCACACTACCAATCGGAAAGCGGCATTGAATGCATTGATGCAATTCGTGCGGCGCTTGGTGATGAAGGATTTATCGCATACTGTCGCGGTAACGCCATGAAGTACACTTGGCGACAAAAGATTAATCCTGCCGAAGACTTGCGTAAGGCGGCGTGGTATTTAAAGAAGGCGGCAGAAGTTATCGAGGCAAACCATGACTAAATTCGAAGAGTTACTCACCAAGGCGCGCACCCATGAAGATGTGCGAAACTATGGTGCGGCCAAGGAGCTTTACATCCAAGCGCACACTGTTGCCACCACCGGCAAGCGCCGCCATTTTTGCGAGCAGCGAATCCGGTTTTGCCGCCTAACCATACTCCGCGAAGAGGCTGTGGACGAAAAACTTGACGAGAGACGCGCACAATGAGCTATCGCAACGTAACGCGTAGCCTGCTGGCTGATGTGCTAAAATCCGAGATGGAGCGCCACAACGATGCAGAGTTGGCGCTTGAGAAAGAGCTTGAGCATGTGCGCGAGTCGCGGCGTGAATTGATTAATCGGACGAATGCAAACAAATGCAAATGCAATGCTTAACACACGCAATTCAGGTCTATGCTGACCTGTTTTGCGGAGGTGATTACGAGTTGGCGCTGGAGTTCCTAGAGATGCAGCATGGATAAAACAGAGTTCATTGAGACGCTGATAGGCGAGGAAATCGTGTTTACGATACCTGGATTTTTCGGCATTCCAGAAGTTGGCGTTGTTGAGCGCGTAGAGTGCGGACTTGTAATTATCAGTGGCGAGCTGTACCGGATTGATGATGTGGAGGTTGAATAGCATGAGCCGCACACATAAAGCGCCATACACTGGCAGCAAGCGATTTGACAAAACATGCCGCAATCATGGCTCATGTTCGTATTGCCGCAATAACCGGACTTTTGAGCGAGCGGAGGTATTGCCTGAAAGCGCGCTGCAATATGCCGATGACGAGGTTGACGCACATGGCGGTATAATCGACACGGTAACTGATGACGAGATAGAGATTGCTGCGAATCCTGATGTCATTCTAGACCGCGCAAAAAGCGTAGAGTCAATTTATCCCGTGTTGTTCGCCAGCATGACTCGGCAGGAAATTAGCGACCTGCTACACGACATTCAGCGCAAGGTTCGCCGTGAGCAAGGATTTGAATCATGAACCTCCGCAACCTAGTCATATCCGGCACCACGGCCATGCTGCTAACAACCTCCATGGTGCTGCACTTCGAGTCATCCAATAAAGTCATAACCGAAGCCTATCTTGACCCTGTTGGCATTCCGACAATCTGCGACGGCATCACGAAAGATGTTTATATCGGAATGAAAGTTACGCCTGAGTGGTGCGCTAAAGCCCGTGAAAACGAAATTACTAACCACTCTAGGCCGTTAACTTCCGTTGAATGGGATTTACCTGCGCATATCAAAGCAGCATTCACTGACCTTGCGTTTAACATCGGCGAACGTGGATTAGCTAAATCAACGCCACTGCGCAAGCTGAAAGCGCATGACATTGATGGCGCGTGTGACGGCATCCTGCTTTACAAATATGCCGTAGGTAAGGATTGCTCAATTCGTGCAAATGACTGCTATGGGATATGGGAGCGCCGCCAAACCGAGCGCAGGCTGTGCCGTGGTGAAATCTCAAGCCGTGACGCGCATATGATTTTTCATGGTTTGCCTGTTGGTGGGGAGTTGGAATGAGTGAATTACAGCGCCGAGTAGTGTGCGCAGCAAATCGCTTCCACGATGGCGTGATTATCCTTGGTGCTAGGCATTGGGACCCGTTGATGCGTGAGCACGCTATGCAGCTTGGTAGAATGCAGTGCGGAGCAGAGCAAGGATTCATCGACCAATGGCGCGTGTTTATGACACGCGAAGAGGCGTGGAATGTTGCTTTCGCGGCTGGTCAGATAATACGTGACGTCGGATGCCATGGCGAACTCTACTCGGAGAACCTTTACTAATGACAATCCCAACAAAACCGCTCATCTACCTGCTAGCAGTTGGCATATACACCGCTGCTGTCTGGTATCACGGCTACCACACGCGAGACCTGTCGGCCATTGCGGACGCCAATGAACTAAAACAGCAACAAACAACAGCACAGTTGCAATCCAGCGAGCGGTTGCGCATCAAAGAGAAATACTATCAGCGATTGGCATCCGTTGCCGATGCTGAATATCAGGAGAAATTAGAGAATGAACGTAAAACTTCCAATGACATTATTGCTGGCCTTGAGTCTAACAGCGTGCGCATCAAGTCCAGATTTAAGTGTCCAGTGCCCAGCGCTTCCGGAAGTTCCAGCGGCAGTAATGACGAAGAGGGAGCCGGACTTCAAACAGAAGATGCAAAAGTTCTTGTTCGAGAAGCAGCCAGAGCAGACGAAATAGTCTTGCAGCTACAGGCGTGCCAAGCGTACATAACGGCAATCAATAAAAAAGCCCCGTGATGGGGCTTTTGTTTATTAATTTACCCTACCGTATGTCACGCAAAGCCCGTATTGCCCATCTGTTGCAAGCATCTCTCCCATCACAGTAACATCGCCGTTTGTTGCAATTACTACAGCAACGGCTTTGTAGGTTGTTGATGTAAGAACCATGTGCGTTGTTATTTGCTCAGCGGGCCATAATTTAGCATCGAGAGTGCAGATACGAGTTCCTGCCGTTACGTCACCCTGCATTTTAGAACCAGTTAGACTTATTACGTCGCCATTTCTTCGGCAAGACAACAAGCTATCGTGAGCGGTAAGTGTAGCGAGTAATGTTGGAAAATCCTCTGCTTTCACTGATGAGTTTTTTGACAAAGCTCGAAACAGTTTCAGCTTGAAATCTTCTACTGGTTTTGAATAAATGTACTCAATACCGTTAGGGTTCGGATGATTTAGATAGTTGCCACCTTCCCCATATTTTGGATCGAAAATCTCATCAGTTGTCAGTAACTTAATATTTGATTTGTGATTTGCACTAAGGAACCGCAAATCGGTTATTGACGCAGTGCCAGTTGTTGGGAAAATCCCAGCTCTGTTGCTAAAATTAGCGCCGAAAGTTTCATACTCGACAACATATATATTATCAACGGCAACAAACACTGAAGAGCCAGACACCTGAACTCGAATTCTTTTCCCTGATGTGCTTCCTGAGTATGTACCTACGACGCCCATTTCTCCAGTTGATGTAAGTGGCGCTGACACTGAAATTCCAGATGAGGTTATGTCTGCGTAAATTGATGCCGCAGTCAGTGGGTCTTGCCTCAGTATTACTCGCAACGCGCTGCTTATAGCTGTTACTACAAATTCGACTGCGCAGTCACGACTGTATTCCATGGAGCGAATTTCACCGCCTGAAGAAAAAGCAACAGTTAATGCCGACCCCTCCGTGACAGTAGCAGATGTAGCAACATAGCGAGAAACGGGTTCAATATTCATAGCGCCGGAGCGCACATCAATACCGTTCATAACTACATTGCTTGCTGCGTTCACATCAATAACGCTATCGCCAACCCATACGGAATATTTTCCGTAACCAATACCGGCCGCGTTCGAATACTCGTTACCTGGCCATGTTCCTAGTGACTTTGAAGGGTCAGTTGTGCGCATTGGTGTTGTGACCCAAACAATGCTTGGGCTAGAGATTGCCTTCAATGCAGCTCGCACTTGAATAGCGTATTTCAAGTCATTAGCATCCATAGCGTTCATGCCGAAGGCAATAACCACTACATCCGGCTTGATATCATTAATATACGATAACCACGTGCGTCCAGTGTCGGTTATCCAAGCAGGCTCGCCAGGGGCGTGTGATGTTGCTGGGTCTGCGTACGCCGGAATGGTTCCGAGTAATTCTTGAATTGCAGAGCCAGCAATTGCGCGATTGTAGAAATCGCACGTAACATCAACAGCCGACTGAATTGCATCCTGAATGCGCTTGGCGGGCCATGAGTAGTCACGATAGTTGTGACCACCCATCACTATAGAGTCACCGACGATCACGACCTTCAGAGCCTCGCCTTTGTACTTTTTATCGAGCACGGAGTTTGCCAGCACTGAGACATCTCCAACAGCCGCGAGATTGTCAGGTACTGCCAGTGCGTTGTTTGAGCATTTCAAATAACGGTTGTCTTGGTGAGCAGTTAAAATCTCTGCATTCCCAGACAACACAATCCCGCCCATATTTTCGATGCGCGTGTTTAGATTGAATTTCGCCCACTTTTTAAAATGGATATTTCTTACGCCTACGCTTATCGCGTAATCGAGCATTTCAGAAAATGTTGATGATAAGTCTCCGTCAGGAGTCAGGTCTCCAACAAATCCAAACATGGATGCAATGTCGCTAATTGACGACGCTCTTGATGTATATGTGCTGCCTGATGTTGGATTTGTTCCAGCTGGTACTGAGCCTATTGGCCCTGAATATGCCTCTCCATTTGACTTGTACAGGAGAACATCTGCCGAGCCTGTAATCTCGCCTCCATCCTCAAATGATCCATCTACCAGGGTATACCCGGCTTCGGCGTAAGTTCTGCGCAACGCCTCAATTACCGATGGAGTAATTTCCGCTCTAAAAGTAACATCACTCCGATCAATCCAGCCGCCAGAACCGATAGGCGTTGGTGTTGAACCGGAGGAAACAACTTTCGGAAACACTCCAGACCAGCCATACTCATGCCCATCATATGTCAGTGTCTGGCGTGAGTTTGTAAGCGTGAAGCCAACTGCGAATGTGCCTACATTCACGAATCCATTACCTTGAACGATGCCTTCCCATGATGTGCGAGTAACGCCCAGGCGGTCAGTCCATGCTGCCTCTAGGGTGTTCATCGCCTCATCAATGTTGCCGCTATTGTCAACAAAATCCCTTGCGTCAGTAGACGGAACCGGATTTCCAGTGTTATAAGCCATTGTTAAGCCTCAGTGGTTGATTTGACTTGATTATACCATTCGCGCCATTGGTGCGCCTTTGCTTTCCAGTCGCCTGAGCTGCTTATGCGCTCCCAGCTTCCGTTGCAACCTGGCCTTCCGTATGCAACGATAAACGCGTAAAGCCCTTCGTCGTCGTAATCGAAGTTAATGCTTGCACCTGTATCCAGCGCAAGTTTGTGCATTAAGTCTCCAAATTCACACATAAATCCTCTCGTCATAGTTAACGCAGTCGATTTGCACGGTGCCGTCGCTTGACGGTGTTTTCTGCGCCACAACAAACAGATCGCTGTCGCGCTCTTCTGTCGTGCGGATAACGTACCGGCTGCCAACTTGAATACTGTTGCCATCTGCCACATACGCGCCTGTAAGCGGAACATCAGTGGTGAATGAGTAATTATCCCATTCGATTATCAAAACCCAGCCAGAACCGCGCCCAGTTGAGTTGTTGCACGTTACGAAGTATTCATTGCCATCAACCAGCTGCTCAAGCGTTGACGATGTTTCGTAAGTGTTTCCAGTGATGCTCAGTATCTCGCCGGTATGCGCATATACATCAGCATAGTCTACAAACCGCACAAGTTCACCATGGCGCGGTATAAATCCGTCATCAAATACCGTAAAGGATGCCGACTGATTCTGGTAAATCAGCTTTTTGAACTCCAACATGGCGCGGTGCTCTGCCTGCTCTTGATTCCCGCACCCGAGAAAAGTGATCTCTTTTGGGTGAAATGATGTGCCGGTGACGATGTTTCCGCTTCCGTCAAGCTTCAGATTTACATAGCGTTTTTTGTTTTTATTGGCTACGTCTACCCACTCCAGTTTCGCGCCCGTGTATTGGTCTTGCAGCAGGAATGAGTAGGTTGTGCTGAATCCATCATCTGCCATCGTATGCGCATCGAATTGCGCCACGACAAGACTGCGAGCTTCATCACGCACAAAGAATTCACTGATGCCATCATAGCTTGTCTCGACATCCATCAACAGTGCCAATGCTTTGACGCGATCTCCTAATGATTGATCGGCATCATCAAAAGTTATTGAACATTTCACGAAGTTTGGATTGATGGCATAAACCTTGTCATGGATTGCGCATAGGCCAGTAATGTCTATTTCCGATGGGTTTCCATATCCCATCACAACGTAATTATGCAAGATGGCATCCGCCACAAACTCACTAGACCGCAAATCAGCAGGTATCTCGACTCCGTTAATCGCATCCCAGCCCTTTATCTCTGTGCTATTCCACCAGATCATCTTCCGTGATGCCATCACATTGAATTTCATCTCTGTACCGGTAGTGTATGCGGCAGCAGTTGATGTAATGGTTAGTGTCGTATCTTCAGGATGCACAACATCAGTTTTAACGCGGATTGCCGCAACAGATTCTAGCTTTGCTGTGTCAGCTCCGCTCTCTAGACTGTTATCAATACGACGCACTCGATACTTATAAAATGAGTCAGCAAGCCCTTGTATTTTTTTGGTGAAAGACCAGTCGTCGTATGTGTTTTTCTTGTAGAAAAACGACTCAATAACAACTGAACCGGTTTCGTTGCCGTCAGCATCGCACGGCACATAGCTAATTTCGAGATCGACTTGCGCCTTTAACCCACGCTGGAAAACAAAGTTAGACCACAGCTCTGTGCATGAAACATTGGACAGATACCACCCAGCATATGCGGTATCAATTTGATAAAGCCCTGCCTGACCTGTGTAATTTCGCTCTGTATGAGTACCTTCAAAATCAATTGACGTTACAGTAAAGCGATCGTTTATGGAGTCATATGTGATTGTGTTTGTTTTGCTTGCGTATGTCGCAGCTTGCGAAACCCACACGCCCGGCGTGCCAACAAATATCTCATAGTTGTACCTAATCTCTATTGAGAACCCATCAATCAAGTCACCTGCAATTCTGTTTCTCCACCATTCGCCAAGCTGACCACCGCCACCTGAATCTGGCGGTGTGCCTGCTGTTGGGTTTGCGTAAGTAATTGTCATAGTCTTGGCGATTGGGTCTGACAAGTGCTCGTATGGCGCAGCTGTATAAAACGGATCGCCATCTTGGTATTCGATGTCATTAGGCCCTGGCAGCTCTACGCCGCTTGAGTCAACCTCGCTAAAGGTGAATTGCTCACGAACAATCGGATTCACTTCCCCGGGCTGGAAAACGGTGTACGTCGAATTCAGGAATGATGACAGCGCGGAATCTGAATAACGGAAATCAGACAGCTCGTAATAACCCAACCCGATGTTGAATTGGTGTGTGATTACCTTGCGGTTGTTGATGTACTCAACAAGAGCCTCACTGGTAATGTCTGGATATGCGCGTACTTTACCGTATATGTCGGGCTTCTGTGCATACAAGCGGGCTTGATTCGTCTGCCCTTGGAATTGGCTGTTTGGTGACTGCTTTCCGTTTGTGTCACCAAGATTTCCGAGGCGTCTTGCGGCTATAACACTGTACACTGCAAGCGCTGCGATGGCTGCATATGCCCAGTAAATTAAGTTTGCGTATTGCGGCCTTACAATAATGATCAGAATGTCATCTTTTTGCGGATAAGCGTTAAAAACAAAAGCATCATTGTCAATCAGCTTACCGTTAAGCATCAACTTTGTGAACTTTGGATCGAGTAATGACCCATAAACGGCGGGAATTTGCTGCGCCCACGTCTTGCTAGTGTCGATCTCTGCTCGGCGTTGATTGAGTGGTGAGTCGATGATAATCATTGGTCGCCCTTGTAAGTGTAATACTTGATTTTGTAATGGCGCATTGCTTCTATGCGGTTGCAGCTTACCGATGGCAATCTGGCATGAAGAATCATGCGTCCGTCACCAACGACAACGCCGACATGCTTTGGCTCTCCGGCTTGGTCAAAGCACATGAAGGCGACTCCACCTTGCTTATCGCATGGCACCCATTTGCTTTCCTCTGCCGTGAACCCTGAGGCAATATCAGGCGCGTAGTCGTCGCGCAGCTGAATACCCAGCACATCCGCATAGTAACGCACGACAAGCGCCCAGCAGTCGATTCCATGCTTTGTATGGCCACGCTCGACCCACGGTGTGCCGACCCACTCGCTAATAAATTCGGTTTCTGTCATGACAACTCCAGCCCAGTCCACTCATCAATTTCATATGTCCGCGCCACGCTGCGAGTCATAATGTTGGTCTTTTCACACTTAACTGTCACGGTATCAACGCTCATCGTGACGCCATCATTTGCCACATCAAGCGTGAACGTGAACATTGGCTCGCTTGTGTCCGTAGATGACCATCTAGCTAGTGTGCATTTTACTGGCTCGGTAATGCGCTTATATGGCGGAATTGATTTGATAAGGCGCAGCACCTCATCACCAACTACAGCCCTTTCCATTGAAAATCCACCGGACGGAGCTGATTCGCCGTCAACTGATGGATACTCAACGACAAGATAAACCGGCCTATATTCATCACCGCCAAGCGTCACAACTTCTTCACTGCCTTGGCTTGCGTAGATTAGTACAGGATCAATGCTCGAGTGAGAAATGGCAATGGTGTCATATTCAGGAGATGGGTCTTTAGTTGTCCATATCGTTAAATTGTCGGGCATTACAGCGCCTCCGGCCATGTTTGATTCATGGCAATGTCAATCTCTGCGCGATAGTTGTACGCGTCCAGCACAATCAAATCAGCGTGATCAGTGTAAACGGCTGGGATTGGAGCCTTGCGGCAGATGGCTGTTGCTGTGTACGAAAATACATTGCCAGCCTCTTGATTAGACGGCAGAAGATTATCTGGAGTTAGCTGAAATGTGTGATCTTGCGGCCCAAACTCAGTATCCAGCGAGATTGTGAACTTGTTTGCGCCTTCATTCAGCATCACCGGGGAGCGAAACCAAGAGATAAACTGCACGGCCTTGGCACGGCTCATGCGCCATGAAAGCTCGTATGTTGCCGGTGAATCGCTTGTCATCTGCTTTACATAGCCAGGGCCAGCAAGTGGTTGCTTTAGCTGAAACCCAGGCGACTGACTGCGCGTGACGTTTATTAGCGGCTTTGGTAGCGCCGCAGGGTATGTGACTATTGCCATGATGGTGTCCTTTAGGCTGATAATGGATTTTACCACACGGAGCACATAGAGACATTTTGCAGCGCACAAAACAAAGCCCCATCCGTGGGGCTTGTTATTATCTTGCTTTGAACTTCGTATTTGTCCCGCTAGACATGGCTCGGCTAAACCTTCCTCGGCGGTTCTCCAGCTGGCTCGAAATCTCATTTATGATCACATCCATTTGTTTGCCGTCCGGTGATGTGCGCGTCTGCACGTTTGCTCCGGCATTGTTATGCACGTTAACAGTTTGCTGGAATCCACTCGCTCCGCCAACTTCGCTCATGGGTGTAACGCGCCCACGGTCTCCGCTGATTAAATATGACGCTCCGCCACTTTGGTATATTTCAGGCTGGTTGTTTTCCCCGACTCGATACATGCCAGCATCTGTTGGGCCACCGAATTGGCGAGCGCCAGCAACAGCCATAAGTGTGCCAGCTGATAATGCGGCCTGATACCCAGCCAAGCCAGCAGTGCCAGCTGCGCCAAAAGTTGCGATATTGGCGCTAATTGCCGCTGGGGTATATGCTGCGGCCATTGCTGTACCCTGCGCGGATGCAGCTGCAACACTAGCGGCGGCTGCCGTTTGACCAAGTATCTGGTTTTTAAGCTGCTGGATTCCAATTTCAACCAGCGCGCCAACCGCCTGGTTCAGAATGACATTGGCAAATGACTGCATAGCCTCAGTGACCGACATGGTGCCAGACAGTAGACCAGATATAGCATTGGTTGACGCATTACCAAGCGCGTCGAGGCTATCCATAACAAATGCATTGCCTTCTGACTGAGCCTTGAAATCATCTTCAAGCGCCTGCATTTTGTCTTTTTCGTATTGCTTTTCAAGTCTCGCCTTGGCCTTCTCGTAGCGAGATGTTTCAGCGCCAGCAAGCTTGTGATAGTCCTTGAGTGCCTTTAAATCAGCCTGATATTTTGCATCTACTGACTCGCCAGCGGAGAGCGTCGTTTTTTCTACCGTTTCGAATTCGGTCTTTATTTTTTTGTTTTTTTCTTGTTCTTTTTTGAGCGCCGAAATTGCTTCTCGCTGCTGATGAGTTAGCAGGATTTGCTTTGCCATCTGATCAAGCTGCACCGTAGTGGCTGATGAGTTTAGCTTTTGCTGCGCCTCTAATCTTGCTGACTCTATCGTGTAGCGGCTTGTTGCTTCACTGTCGCTGTCTATGCCTTTCTTGAGGTTGTTGTATTCAACCTGCAGTTGCTTATAGGAAAGCGACTGCTCAAGTATTTTTGCGTTATTATCTGCCCTCGCTTTTGCCTCTTTCTTTGCTTGCTGCTCTGCGTCTTTATCAGTTGTCGCTGGCTTATTTACAGATGTACTAACACCAACGCCAATATCTCCTGCGGCATCTTTCCTTGCTTGTCTTTCTCTGAATATTGCCGTTGCAGCATCGTCAGACGCTTTAATCTTTGCTTGCCTATTTTGCTCAACCGCATCAATTTCCTGATTGATACCGGTGATTGACGCCTTTCTAGCATCGGCCTGCTGCTGTACTATCTCACCAATAAAACCGCTTGTATCAAGCTCTTGACCTGCCAGCGCCGCAAGTGAATCAAGCTGTCGAGCTACGGTTTCGATTGCTCCGCCGATTGTCGTGATAATGGATAGTGCGAACTGCTGCGGGAATGCCTGCATGGCAAGGAAAGACTTTTGCGCCGTAGCTGACATATTGATAAAAAACTGGTCAACAACGGCAATCGCCGCAGTGAAGATATATTTCAGCTCAAGCGGAAACTCTGACGCGTCAGCAATCCAATCAGCAAGCGCAGACCGTCCGTTAGTGATTTCACCAACAAACGCTTTCATGTTGTTGCCAGCAATGGTAAATGCCTGCTCGAATGTCGGGCCTACCTTGCTAAATTCATTGTTTATATCGGAACCGGCCTTCAACAGTGCGGATGCAACTATGTCTGATGTTATCTTCCCTTGCTCTGCTATCGATTTTATGTTTCCAACCGATACGCCAAGCTCTGCAGCAATGGCCTGCGCAAGCCGTGGAGCCTGCTCAAGCACAGAATTAAGCTCATCACCTCGCAACGCTCCGGCTCCAAGTGATTGCGCTAGTTGCGTTATGGATCCTGATGCCTCTTCTGTTGTCGCTCCAGAAACGGCAAACGCTTGGTTCACTGTCTTTGTTATGGCAAGAAGCTGGTCTTGACTTAACGCCATATCCTTGGTTGCCATTGACAGCTTGCTATAAAGTCTTGCTGTTGTTTCTACGCTAGATCTAGTGCTATTTGATAGCGCCAAAATCTTCTGCGTTGTGTCGATAAACTCTTCGTTGCTTTTCGTGACAAGGCGAATTTTCGACTCAACGTTAGTCCATGCATCAGCGTATGCGATGACCTGGCGCACGATTAAGGCGCTGGCCACTGCTGATGCCAGTTTTGTTAGGCTTGAGCCAAGGCGATCGACTTTGCCGCCAGCTGATTGAGCTGCATCACCCATCCTGTTTAGTGACGTTTTTGTCTGCTGCTCGCCAGTCAGCAAACCCTTTGTGTCCATCCCAACTGTGTAAATCAGCTCACCGGCGCTAGTTGCCATGTTTGTCACCCTTGTTTAATGCTGCTTTGAGTTGTTCATATTCTTCGCGGCTAATGCGCTCAGCTTTCTCTTTCTTCTTCTCTGGATACATTTGCTCGAATCGGCGCTGAAATCGCGTCATGGTCATTTCTTCGGCTTCTGACTGGCTTACCTTTAGCAGGGTGCAAACAAGGTCAACGAACTCGGCAGGATTGAATTCAGATGAGTATTCACCGCCATCACGTTTAGGCGCCTCGCCAATCATGCCGTGCTTGAGTAGCGAGCGAGCAATGGTGATAACGTCAGCGATTGGCATTTTGCCCATTTGATACACAAGTCTGTCTTTTGCCCACGATGGAGCGTATCCGCCAACCAGTTGCACGAATTGCTCGCAGTCCTGCTCATCGTAACAGGCATAAAGCACAGACACGGCGGCTGGCAGAATGTCTCGCATGTATGAATGCTCAAGCTGTGGCAGCAAGTTAACTGGAGTCTTTTCCAGCCACTCATGCAGCCCAACGCAAAACAGCTTACCGAAGATGTCAACAATCTCGGAAGGCGATCCAAGGCGCATCAGATTTTTAAAGCACGGGCGGAATGTGCATGTGATAATCTCGCCAGTCGATGCATCTACGCACTCTATCCGGCAGTCGCCGCTTGATGGGTCTAGCATGTGCAATCCTAATCGTAACCATGCACCGATTTTATCACATGGGCGATGATTGGGCTTGACTGTATTGTGGATGAGTGTAATAGTTTGGTTGTCTAAACAGGAGGGCGCATCAGTGAAATGCATAGATAACATTTTAAAGCGAAAGGTTTACGAGTACGTTATTGAAAACTTTAAAGAAAAGATTGATGTATACACAAGCAAAACAAGCATGCCCCTATACAATAAGTCATGCCACTACAACGCAGACGCAATAGTGGAAGCCGGTAACGCCTTCGCTGTGGTTGAGTGCTTTGTTGTTGATGGCAATAGTAAATCTGTGTTTTTGCACTACATAAACATGGATCACCAGATGAAATTCTTTGATGCGACACTTGGATATCGATGGAGTGGCTGCGACTACAGATTTTCTAAATTGATAACAAGAAGCACAAGCGCTGACCCGTACGACATCCTTCTCGCAAGAAAGAAAGAAGTGTGCGGCAAGGCTGGTTTAATTGGATTTGTTGTTAATCGCGTTGGTGTACATAACATTCTATAGGGAATAAATAAATGGCACAGAAAGAATACTTGAAGATGGCGGATGTGTTTGATGAATCCGTAGATGCCATCACTACGCATTACGGAATCACAAATGCAATCGTTGAGCTTTCTTCGGCGACACTCGGTGATTTTGTGACGCTCACGCACGCGCAATACGCCGCCCACGCCATAAACTCACACGATGAGCTTGTGGCAGATGTTGAGCGGTTGCGTGGCTTGTTAGGCGAGGTATTCCCATACGTTAAGGATGTCAAGACCTGGGGAAGGCAATACGAGTCGGACTTAGTGAAAAAGGTGCAGCTAGAGATTAAATAAAAAAGGGGCTCACGCCCCTTCTTCTTTTCTCTTTACATTACGCAGTAACAACAGCGCATTTCAGTCCATCCGCGCCGGTAATTGTGATTACGCCCTGCAAAAATGCTTTGCGGCTGTTGCAGTTGAGCACCTTGCTTGCGCCAGCCGCAACTACTACAGATACACCTGCTGACACGTCAACAGCGCCAACGCCATCCACGGTCTTGGTTGTTGACCCTGCGCCATCCACAACAGCAGTCAGGGATCCAGCAGTGTCATTCCAGAACAGCAGGTACTGGTTTGATGCCAGCGTGAAAGTATCAGAGGCGGTCAGCGTTGACCACGTCAGAGTGAATACGCCATCTTGTGCTAGTGATTGAGTGCTGATAGTCGCCATGTCTTATGCCGCCTTAAGTTCGTTTTGAATTTCAAACTCGAAAGAGTATGTGGTGCCGCCATCATACGGATCGCCGCGCTCCCAGCTCTTGCCGATGCCAAACAGGTAGCGAGTGCCCTCTAGAGGTGTGGAATACTTGATCCACATGTACGGCTCACCATTCTGGGCAGTCGGATCTGGAAACTCGATAGCGTCACCAAGCGCGGCAAGGTTGAATGTCGCGTCATCATAAACAATGCCGTCAACCTTCAATGATTTTTCCTTGAAGGTGACTAGCGATTGCTTGTTGTATTGTGGAGAGCTGGCGGTGGTAACGTCAGCGGTTGACCATGTTGAGGTCTTGGTTTTGCCGCGAGTTGCACCAATGAACTTGTATGCCTTGGCGGAAACGGTAGCCAGTGAATCGTTAATGTCATCCGCTTTAGCTGGCACGAAATGTACCAACGATGCGCGGCCAGTATATGCAGCCATTTTTTAGCCCTCGTAGTTTGCGAGAATTCGCAGATTTATTTGACAGTACGGACGACCATCGGTTGTGCGTGCCGTCACTGAAATGTCACTTACAGCTTCAATCAAGAAACTTTCATCTTGATGATAAGAATTTCTCAACGTGTTGATTATATCATTAGCGCGTGACACAACGCTTGGCGAGAAAGCTTCTGCCTTTCTCCCAATGACAAGCAGGCGCACATATGGCTGCCGGTATTCTCCGTTAGCCTCTTGGCCGCCATCTGGCACTACAGCAATGAACCGGTCGGTGGTGATTCCTGTATCAGCCCACTCATACGGCTGCACCTTGTAATCATCATCAAGATTATTGGCTATCAGCCAGTCGCGAATGTTTTCAATGTGGCTCATAGCTTCATCACTCCAGCGATAGTCAGCAGCATGTCATCTTTTGACTCTTGAGCGGAGACGGTCAGCCAGTGGTCGATGGCGTCTGCGCGCTTCCAGTTAACGCCAACTTTTGCATTCACAGCTGCGGCATAATTCTGATGGAATTTCAGGATGCACTTGACCATGAGCTTGCTTTTCTGTGTAGTGATTGATCGGTTATTCGCCAGCGCAGATGTATCAATTGGCACATTTGTGGCTTGATACTGGTCTAGCGTAGTGGTTGCCGCATACGCAGCGCGGGCCGCTTTTATCTCGATGCCTGCTAGTATCTGCGGCATTTTGTCGATCACGCGCAAGCTGAATGCGGTAGCCATTACACGAACACCTTAAACAAGTCAGTTGAATCCAGCGGCGCGCCAGGGATTTGCCCCGTGGCGATCACATCTATTGCGCCTGCGTCGATGGGATTAATCTCCGTGTGGATACCGGATTTGATGTAATCTCCTACGCCAACAGGACTAATCGCGTCACTGAAAAACGTGCCAGCTGAAACAACTTCCTGCCCCATGGCGTTACGGACAAGTTTCATGTCGCGCTTATACCAGCACTTCACACTGACAGGGTTTGCATATGTGGTTACGCCTGACCAGTCGTCATGGCCAATCTTGAGCCAGTAAGTGCAATCCTCTGTCATGAAGTCAGCGCCGAGGAAGTCCATTATTTGCCGCCCCAAATGTGACCACGGTAAAGCATCCATGGGGAAACGCCGCCGGATGCCATTTTTAAAATCTTGATGGCATTATTCATAACACCCACCTACGGTCATCATAAACGCGCCAGTAGCGCCGGATGGCAGAATGTCATCAACCACGCCTGCCGTGTCTGCGTCGGTAATCATTCCAAGCAGGCGATCGAATGTTTCTTGAAGCGTGCCGTATTTGTAGGATTTACTCATCACATCAAGGCCGACAGAAGCAGTTTGCCGGACGCCGTTAATGGATTGCAGCGCCACCAAATACAGCTTGATTAGCCGAATCTTGGCGTCAGTGTATGCTGCCGTTGCAAAGTCGGCATCTTTGCTGTCAGCGGTCTCGATAAACGCTTCGACCTCAATATCAGTCAGCGGCTCGAAACCTAGCTTCTTGATAAACGCCGCGCATTCACTCTGCGTAACTGTCGCCATTTTTTACCTTCTTTAGATACATGACGCAATGCACCGCTCTCTCGATGGCAAAAAATACTGCACCAACGCATGACACAATCAGGGTGATTTCTGACCACGGGATCGCCATTACATAACTACTCACACCAACAGTCCCCGATGCCGCGCCAGCCACTTTGCTAGCTGTTGAAATTGCGTCACCAGCCGGCGACTCCATCACCTTAGAAATTTTATCAAACATGTTTAAAAGTCTGTTGGTTTGTGGTATTGGTCGATTTTATCACAGATGGAAAAAAGCCGCTTGAAGGCGGCTATGAGGCAATCGAGGCGGGTATTTCGGCGAATACAATTACCAGATCAATGTCTTGTGTTGCTGTGCTTGTGTTTTTAATCTCAGCAAAGAAACCAGCGCCGCCAGCTTGATAAATCGTGAATCCCTGCTCAGGCGATAATGTTCCTGCAGGCCTACCGCTTTGCCCGGCAACCGTGCCAGCGCCAGAGCGGATTATTATGCGCTTATCTGTTCCAAGCGTGGTTGGCGCTGTCGAGTTGTATTGGATTGTTGATAGCGCCGTTTGCTGTGGTGCTCTGTCACTCTGGTTGTATGCTGTAAGCGAGTCAGTTGGAGTCCACCCACTTGATCCGGTGTATAGGCGGTAAGTTGCACCAGCAACGTCAGGAGACAGAGTTCTGCTGATAATCGCAATCTCTCTATCGGCTGGCGGAGTGAACTTTAACCACCTAACTCCGCCAGCGGTGACGCCAGCAAACGTAAACGCTAGCCTGTACTCGATGCCAAGCAATGCAAACGACTCTGCGTTTGTTATCGCTGCGGTCTGCAACTTCGGCTGCGTCAGGTTAGGATACGACCTAAGCGCCGACTCTAGCGCAAAATTTTCAGCGTACTGCACAGAAACCCTGCTTCCAGATACGCAAGCCATCCATACGGTAGTATTTGGCGGAATAACCAAGTCTCCGCCAATATCTAGCCAGTTACCGTCTTTTTCATCGATAGTTGGTGATGATGCAGAAGCAGCCCATCGGATTTGCTCAATGCCAAGATTGAACACGCGCAGCGGCTTGTTTACATCCAGGCCACTATTCGCCGTGATGTTAGTCCATTGCGCGCCTACTGGTATTGCAGCTATGAAATCAGGCATATCTAATTCCAAGTGATTTTACGATTACCGTTCCGGTTGATGCCGCTGAACCAACGCCGAATGCGCGAACTAGCAAGCTTACCGCTGTAGCGCCTTCTGGCACGGTGATGGGCTGAGTCATCCACACCCCGCTGATGGCATCAGCTGGCATCAAGCTGTTATTGTCATACCGCTCACCATCCCACACATAAACACTTGTGGTATCGGCTAGTGTCACTTGAATGCCTAGTTGCAAGGATGTGATATTGCTAGACGATGCATTCATTTCCATATCTGCGACAACGTAAACGCTACGACCTGCGGTGATTGACGATACAAGTCCGGTAACTCGCATCAAGTCAAGAGTTGGGTTTGTGCCGCTTGCCGCCGTTCCGCCAATGACGACTTGTTGATAGCCTTCTGCTGTCTTGCTATAGACGCGAGTGATGCCACCAACTGTTGATCCTGCTGATGCATTATAGCTAGTTGCGAGCGAGCCAGAGCCGCCGGTGCCAAGCGTGCCGCCTGCTGTTCCGTCAAGCATAGGATTGGCATTCAGCCATAAATCCGGCATGGAGTTGCTAGTTGGCAGCACAGATGGAGCGGCTGGGTAGTTTGCGATTATTTGGTCAGCTAATGCCTTGTAGCCAATAAGATATGCGCACTTAGTTGCCGGATGCAGCCCGTCAATAGTGATACCTGGCAGCACATCGCCCGTGGTGCTTGTCTTGACTGCGATATTAGGCCATGAGTCAACTGGATAAACTTGGCGCTCACCGCGCAAACTCAATATCCAGTCATGCACTTCAATGTGCGCTTTCAACTGCGCAGTATTCAGGCGGTAGTTGGTAAATGTCGTGTCACCGCGTGGCAATTCAGCATCTAAGTACACGTCCTTGCCAGCAGCAACAAGGCGATCGACAATGTATCGCAGATTGATGATCGTTTGCGCCGATGACAGCGTTGCGCGGTCATTGGTGCCAGCCAGCACATAGAAGCTGTCAGGATAGCTAGCGCATGCCTGTTCGAGCAAGTTATCTATGATGTCTTGCGTGTTGTATCCGCCAACTGAAAAGTTGTAGGATGAATGAAACGCCAGGCGCTGGCGTGACTTCATACATGCCCAGTGTAATGGCCCGATGTTTTCGCTGATACCATTCTTGCCTGAGTTGTTTGACCTGCTGTCACCCAGCATGCCAATGATTGAGTTTTTTACCGTCTTTGCTTCCTGTAGGGACTTCCCGCTGGTTGTTTCATACCGCACGGCATTCCGGTAATCAACGCCGTCCCAAATCATATAGACCACGGACGGGTCTGGTTTAACTGGAATATCTTTTGCGCTGCGGACGTACTTCACGCCGCTTGTATCGAATGGAACAAAACCTGTAGGCATGATATGCGTCTCGCAGTTGATTACTATCTGCGCATTATATCACATAAGAAAAAGCCCTCACTCGGAGGGCTGTTGTTTCATTCTGCCGTTTTCGCTGGGCGGCCGCGCTTTGGCTTTAGTTGCTCAGTAGTTCCGCGCTCATTTACGGGCATGTAATGCGAAGGAATTGGACCGCCGTGTAGATTTTCGGTGTGCGGCGCGTCATCGTCTTCATCACTTTCTTCGTTATCGTCACCTGGCGTTGCCACTTCAAGCCCTGCCTCTTCAATCAACTCAAACGAACCAGCCGGAAACACATCACCAAGTTCGCCATCTGTCTCGATAACATCACCGGATTTCATGCCGCCAAAGTCTTCATTCAACTTGTACTTTTTCATTTTTCACTCCAAAAAATTAGGGCTCCATTGCGGAGCCCTTAAACTATAAGCGATTACGGATTAGGCGACAACAGAGAAGTTGAACACGCCAGCCTTGCCGTTGATGTCTGCGCGAACCTGCAGACCCATGGCGCCGTAAATCATGAAGTTATAGTTGTCCATCGGGTTTGCGCGCATCATAGGAACAACTGCAACTGAAGCGCCAACCAGGGGGCGCACGAAGTCTTGGCTGCGCACATAACCGAACATCGCTTGGCCGCCAGACAGCTTGAAGGTTGTCTTGATAGCGCCGATGCGGCCAAAGGTCAGCAAGTAGCTTTCCAGTGTGCCTTCCTTGAAGCCAGCAGACCCGCTATACGGGCGAGACAGCACGCGGCGAATTTCAGGGGAAATCCACAGCACGTCAATTCGGTCTACGAAGTTGTTGTCCAGCGCTGCGGCAACGTACTGATTGAAGAACGCGATGATCTCATCGTTGGTAGCGGTGGTAAGGTTGATGTTTGCGCCAGCCAAACCGCCAACGGTGCCAGAGCCCATGTTGACTTGGTAGGTGTTGCGGTGGTTGCGGATACCTTGACCAACCGCGCCATCAACCTTGATCTTGGTGTCACCGGTCAGCATGTAGTCGGCGATGTTAGACAGAACCCACTTCATTTTCAGCGCTTGCGCATCAGTGGCAAAGTCGATTGCCTCGGTAAGACCGCCAACAGCCTTGCGGTAGTTAACGCCATAGCCAGCGGTGAAGGTCGGGATTGGGTCAGAGTCGTACACGTTTTCGTTGTGATCGAAATCGGTGGGAGTCTTGAAATCCATGCTGCGGTTAACGCCAGTGGAAACATCAGTGCCCTTGGCGTATGCGTTGGAAGTCTTGCCGATTGACAATGGCTTGGCCAGACCCATCAGGTCGGTAAGGAACTCGCGACCCTGGTCGTTGTCCTTAACCTGAATGCTGGTGCGGTCGGTTTCGCGCCAGAAGTCCAGCGCAGGCTTGCCAGCGTTAGCCTCCAAACCAGAGCGTTGCTCAGTGGTCAGCTGGTTGCCATACATATCGACAAACATCTGATTCTGACGGGTGAAAACTTTACGCTGAGACATCATCTCGGCGTGCTGTGATTGGCTTGCTCGCACATTGGCGCTGTTGCCAGTCAGGATTTTGTCATCAAAAACTAACATTCTTAGCCCCTTATGCGAAACGAACTTTCACCAGTTGAGCGGCGGCGCCCACGGTGATAATTTCTTGAGAGTAGGCGATTACCTCATCGGTGCCCAACACGGCAACGCGCAAAGTGCCATCACCTGCTGAGGTCAGCGGAGTATCTTCTACCAGCACAGCCAAAGCCTTAACCAGCACCGCCAACATGCGCCCAGTCTCTGCAATCTCGCCAACAATGGTTGATGCAGCAGCGATAGTGTCGGCCGATTGCTGGCCTTCGCACTCGTTGGTGTTTACGATGTAGATTGCGTCTTGCTTCTTGCCGTCAGTTGAATGCTTGACGAAGGTCTGACCGGACATCTTTACGACGTTACCGGCCAGCAGCGTAATAGCGCCGGAAAGTTTGGTTTTGGTGATGCTCAACCCATCAAGGTTGATTCGAGCGAAACGACCGATAGCCATGTCTTAGTCCTCGATCTTGTAGTTGGCGAAAATGTCAGATTCTTGGTCAGATGAACGACCAGGCAGCAGACCAGCGGCAGGCAACTTTTGATTGGCGACCATTTCTTGCAGCGCAACCACGCCACATTCCTTGGCGGCAGCTTCGGTCATCAACTTTGCGTTTACTACCTGTTCAACCAGCTTTGCCTTTTCGGCATCGGCTTGTGCTTTGGCGTTTGCTGCCAAACCTGCGGCGATACCGTCAGCGACAGCCTTTGCGATTGCATCAGAATTTACCGCGAGAGGCGCAGTGGCATCCTGAATCATTTTTAACACTTCTTCTTTTTCCACAATATTACCCTCGCGGTCGTGGTTTTGGATGGATTCTTGTTCCGGTGTTGATTTTACCATATTTTTTATCGCGTCGAGCAAAGCCGCTAATCGACCACCTTTCAGTTCAAGGATAACTTTTCCTTCTACGCCTTCTTCTTCACCGTTTGGCATATTGACGTACATAACCTCGACTTCTTCCGGTGCTCCGTCAGCATTAACGAAGATACCAACGCCTTGTGATGGAGTGGCTGCCCCTTCTTCATTCAGCAAAATGGCATCATGGTTGAATCCGTCAATTTCAGCTCGGTACTTGTAGTCCTGACCAGACTCATTAGTGCCAAGCTCAGGAATGCGCTTGAGGTATACGCCAGTTGAGGTGTGAATTGGCTGCTTGTGCTTGATAGCTTCTGCTAAGTTCTTTCCGCGCTTGGTGTTTTGCAGCTGCTCAGTTGGGATGTACTTATCAACCAGCCATGACCCGTCTTCCGCCTGCCCTCGCAGCTTGTTGAACGCTCCGCCTAGTCCGTGCTTTGCCTGACTCATCATGTCATAGGCGTCTGCAAACTTTCCATTTACAACTGGATGGCCAAGCGTGACAGGTGAGCCGTCCAGCGTCTTGATGGTCTTGGCGACATCATCGGTAGGATACAGAATGCCATTCATGACGATATTCGGCGGCAGCGTCTTACTTGGCAGCACGGTAAAATCAACGCCTTCAATTGTCTCGGTGCGGATTTCTGAGTTGTTGACGAGTGAGGATATGTTTACCAGCAGTTGATTGTTGGCGTACTTCGCTTTGCGGATTTCGTCTTCGCGGTCTTTGGCTGCTTGCTCGCTGTCAAACTCGCCAAGCTTCTTGCTGCCATCTTTTGAGTAGAGGCACCATTTCTTGCCTTCTTGCTTAATCATGTTTGCGCCCTGTTGGATACAATGACGCGATTATATCATGGGTAACGGCTATGGCGGGTAAAGTGAGGTTTAACTGGTGGAGCGGGTAAAACAAAAAACCACCTAGCCGCAATGGATTGCGGAAGGCGGCCGAATTAGGTTGCCCCGTTGCAAGTGTGACAAGACATACGATTTACTGCATGAAATGTGAGTGAATACATCCGAGGGCTTTAGCTATGCGCGGTAGCCTTCTTTAATATACATCGCCAGCATCCATCTGGCGTCCTATTTCTAGGTCTTGAGCGTTGCGCGATAACACTCAGGATTATCCTATAATCGTTATCCGCATACCATAATGCGGCGACGGAGTCCGAGGTTATCAAACACAACTGTGGATTGCACTGGTGCCCATACTCGCCGACATCGTAGAGCTTGCAGCTCGAATCTTGTGATGGACAAATCGGTGCCTTACTTCCAATGCAATCCCAGTTATGCCTTGTCTCTCCAAGTGTCGGGCTCTTTCGCCTTGTCTGTGCAATCACCAACCAAAGGAGGAGGCTGGCTTGCACTGCAAGCGGATATTGCTATTCTCAACGTCAATCTAGACCCTATGAGCTAGATTGCTTTCACTTCCTATTGCTAGGCGATGATGGCGTCCGACTTGCCCCGCTTCATCCTTTATGCCCCTAAGCAATGAATCAAACTCTATACGCACTTTTACCGCATGTCAACAGCCATAATACGAATTAACAATATTTTTGCATTCAGCCATCAATTTTTCGTCTCCACCAACAAGCACACCAAGCAAAAGTTTCTTTTCTTCCATGTAAATTCCAGCGAACTTCCCGCCATGCTCAATGATTGATTTCGAGTTGCTTATCAAGTCCGCCAGCTTTACTGTTTTTGCTCTGTTGCTCGCTTTCGCCGTATGATATCTGTCGATTGCCTTTCTTGTTGCCCTGTTTCCGTCAGTCAAAACTGAAACATCTGACAACTCAGCAACCATCTGAGCAATGCCGAAACCAAGCCCGGCGTCAATCAATTTCCGCTTGGTTACTCCACAATCCTCGATAACATCATGCAGGAATGCGGCGCATATTGTTTCGCAATCATCGGTAACCGAGGCGACAATCTGCGCCACTTCTACAGGATGATTGATGTACGGCTCGCCAGTATATTTTCGCTTCTGCCCCTCATGCGCCTTCTCCGCAAAAGAGCAAGCAAAATCAATAAGCGCTTGGCTTCTGTCGTGCTTTATGCCGTGATTAATCATGACAAACTTTCCTCCAGCTCCCTGCGCAACATCTCCAAGCATCCAACCGGATAAGCCTGGCGAGTAAGTCCGATAAATATCGAGCGCACTCTGTCAAATGTTATTGATGGCAACTGGCGAGCGACTGCTTTGCGGATTGCACGATTAGGCGCATCACGGTGCATCTCCGCTGCCAGCTCGACACTTACAAGCACGCGCAGGTATTCTAGAGCCTCGGCGTCTGTGCTGGTTATTTGGGAGATTTTGGTGGTCACATCATCCACCCATCAATTCCGCCACATAAAATAATCAGCGCCAGCAGCAGTGCAGCTTTGATGCCTTGACGATTCCGTCGCATCCACATTTCAGCTTTGCCGTGTGGTTTTACGTTTATGTAGTCGATCATGGTTGTTTCTCCATGAATATTACCTCTTGCTTGTCAGTTCTTTCTTGAGCGAAACATGCCACACCGGGGCACAGAGTGTCATCGAATGCGCAACCATCGCATGTTGGACCAAAATCATTAACAGCAGATTGCACTGCTATGTATATTTTTCCATAATAGCAAAACTCATTCTCATTCATTTGCATCTCTCCAATAACTTCCGCTCATTGAGCTTATAAGCTGCCACTTGCAATACTAAAGCGTCAAGCTCTTTAGATAGAAATTCAGCTCGTTTTTCTGCTGCTATCGCACGGGTTAGCGCGTCAGAGGCATGCTGCCTAGCTAACTGAATGTCACCGCTGTGTATTGCAGCGGACACCATCACCACCTCTTGAAGATTGGCGCACTTGTTGTATTTGCGCTTGTATTGTCTGCTGAGTAAATCCATTATGCTTTCTTCCAGTAATGACCAGCATAGCTTGACTGCTCACCGCGAAGGCATTTGCGGATTGATCCTTGGCAGAATCCTCCGCGCAGGTCGGCGTCTGTTAATGACTCAAACTTATGCTCTGTGCTAGTTGCGATGTCTTTAGCAACAACTGGCGTCCGGTGATAAAACGCCTTCTTTATCTCAGTTACGCGAATGCGCACTCGATGACCATCCATGCACTCTGTTGACTCGTATCTATCTGCTTTGCGAATGGTTCGCACTGTGTATTTTGCCTCTTCTGCTGAGATTCCAAAATGCTCGGCAATCTCCGCGCCTGTAGCGCCATTTGGTCGGCGGCAAAACTCCGCGACTTGCTGTGTTAGTGATTTCATTTGCTATCCTCTCTTGTTGTTGATGTGCTGACTATAGCCGCACGAAAAAAGACTTGCAATAGTTTTGTGATGTAGTAGATTTACTGGGTGCCGCATGGTGTGGCGAAGGAGCGATGATATGAGCGAATTGGTTAAGGTTAGATTGCTGAATAATGGCGGATTTGGCACCAAAAAAGGAGCCAAGTTTCCAGTTGTTGTAAATGGCGAGAAGAAGTGCGGCGGAAAAGGCGTGGTTATCTTACACAAGGAAATAAAGCATCTTATTTCAGCCGGAGGAGTTGATGATGATTATGGTTGGAATTTCTTTATCGGGTTAGAATGCGAGATTATCAATGACTAAAAAACAATGCGATTACTGCGGCGAGTGGTTCGAATACGACGAAACAAAGCGGAGAGGGCCTGAGCGCCGTTACTGTAACAAAGACGGGAAACACAATTGCGCCGTGAAGGCGTGTAGAGCGAAGAAGAAGGAGCAAGTGAAATGACTAGACAGGAAAAACTGGAATGGCTGGCGAGGAATGTTCATGAGTGGCCGAGTGGTATTGACACTGTCGCGCCAAATCTTGGTGAAACCGGAAAGTCAGACAAGTTTACAAGACTGGAATGGCTATCCATGCGCGAGAAGCTGCAGAATAAGCCAGAACTTGACAACTCATGGCATGAACGCGGTGAGTTTCCAGGTATCGGCTCAACCGTTACGGTTGACAACAGTTACGACACGCACGACATCGGCGGAGACCCAGCCGACTGCATTGGTGCAGAATGCGTTGTTATGGCAACATTCGAGCGAGACAACGGAAATAGCAAAGAAAAAATTGTTTGCGTAATGGAGCCTCGAGGAGGCTGCTACTGCTTCAAGCTTCACATGATCCGCCCACTCCGCACCGAGCGAGAAAAGGCGATTGATGAGATGAAGCAATATTGCGCGTATCCAGGAAGCTGGTTTAACACATACAAGCCATTTGCCGAGGCGCTGTATGATGCCGGACTTATCAAGGAGCAAGCCAAATGATCCAACTAAAAACAAAGCGCCTTACACCAACCGCCAAGCTGCCAACGTATGCCCATGATGGAGATGCGTGTTTTGACATTTACGCAGATGAAGTGCAACCGAAAGCACATGGAGCTGTGCGCATCTCTACTGGTCTGTCATTCGACATTCCAGAAGGATACGCGCTGATGGTATACAGCAGAAGCGGTCACGGATTCAATCATCATGTACGCCTGTCTAATTGCGTTGGTGTGATTGACTCAGGATACAAAGGCGAGTTGATAGTTAGCTTGCGATTTGATTCCTCGCAAACATACCATCCGCAGCGCGGAGACCGAATCGCCCAAGCAATGCTGATTCCAGTGCCTAAAGTTGAGATTGTAGAAGTGGATGATATTGGCGACAGCAAGCGTGGTGAAGGCGGATTTGGGAGCTCTGGCGTATGACCACAAAAAACTGGCAAACCGAAATCACCGGCGAGCTGTTATCGTTCGCAAACGAATCACAGGCGGCCAAGCTGGTCGCCATTCGTGAATGCGGAACTATGAAGCTTGCAGCGTCAAAACTTGGCGTTAGCGAGCGCATCATTGGGCGCACGTTAAAGCATGTTAGGGACAATGCGGCGCGGCAAGGCTACTCACCATCTCACGACATGCACGTAACCGTTCCAGATGGCTTCCACCTTCGCGGCACGTCAACGCTGTATAAGGACGGCCATCAGGCTTTGCAATGGGTTAAAACCAGTATTGACCATGAGCGCCAGGCTGAGATGATGCGCGAAATGATCGAGGCTATGGCGGAGGATTTGCCGCGCCTGCCAGTGTCATCATTTCACGGCACCGTGCATTCTGACCTGCTGGCTGTTTACCCAATCGGTGATGCGCATATCGGGATGCTGGCATGGGGTGAAGAATCAGGCGATGACTGGGATTTGAAGATTGCAGAGGAAACATTGTGCGGCGCATTCCGGCGCTGTGTTGATGCAGCTCCACACTGTGAGAATGCGCTAATCGTCAACCTTGGCGACTGGTATCACACGGAGACGATGGACGGGGTTACAGCTCGAAGTGGGCACCACCTGGATACTGATGGTCGCTATGCAAAGATGGTGTGGGTTGGCGTGAAAATTATCCGCTCAATGATTGATTCGGCATTGATGCGTCACGCATCAGTGCGAGTTATCAACGTGCAAGGTAATCACGACCAAACTGCGGCGCTGCTTCTTGCTGTTGGGCTGGCAAACACTTATGAAAACGAACCTCGAGTATCCATCGATAGAAGCCCGTCATTCTTCAACTACTTTGAGTTTGGGCGCGTGCTAATTGGCGCACACCACGGACACACCTGCAAGGCTGATAAGTTAGGCGGCGTCATGGCCGCTGATATGCCGGAAGCATGGGGTCGCACAAAGCATCGCTACTGGCTGACTGGTCACATCCATCACGACAGCATGAAGGAGTATCCAGGTTGCACGGTTGAATCGTTTTGCACGCTAGCAGCTAAAGACGCTTATGCATCAGCAGGCGGATGGCGGTCACGGCGCAACACCAAGTGTATCGTCATGCACCGCGATCACGGCGAGATTGAGCGGCACACGATTGATATTTCGCAACTCGGAGCAATCAAATGAAACTACTGGTAATCGGCAGCGCTAGACACGGAAAGGATACGGTTTGCGAAATCATGCGCGACAAGTACGGATTGAGCTTTGCGTCTAGCTCGGAATTTGTCGCGGAGCGAGCGGTATATCCGCACATCATGGACAAGTATGGATATACAAGCCATGCAGAGGCATATGCAGACAGGGTTAACCATCGCGAAGAGTGGCGCGATCTGATTGGCGCGTACAACTCAGAGCCGTCAACTCTTGCGCGTGAGCTGCTTGAGCATCACGACATTTATTGCGGCATGCGATCAATGCGCGAATTCGATGCAGCTCGCCATATGTTTGATGCTGTCATTTATGTTGACGCATCAGAGCGCGTAAAAATTCACGATCCAACCCTTGACATACCATCACCTGTTGCTGATTATGTAATCGACAACAACGGAACACTTGAGCAACTTGAAATCAATATTGATGAGGTAATGCAATGTCTAAAAATGTAGTGGTTTTTGATTTGGATGGAACCCTGTCAGATGGGCGTCACAGATTGCACCTTCTACCAAAGAAAGATGATGCTGGACGAACAGAGGCATGGGATGCGTTTAATCTGGCGGCTGGTGATGATGATGTTTTCGCTGATAACATGGAGTTGATGAACGAGTTAGCGTCAAGCTGTGTATATCGTATCGTGATATTGACAGGAAGGTGTGATGTTGCGATAGATGTAACGAAGGAGTGGCTTCGCACTGCTGGCGCCTACTATGACGAGCTAATAATGCGCAAATCAGGAGACCATCGGCAAGACATCGAATTCAAAGAGGAGGA